GGGAGCGCAAGCGGCGTTTCTATATTAATAGGGACACATTGAGCAAAAAGGGCCAACGGGCCGGGGTCTCCCCGAACTTTGTACACGGGGTAGACGCTAGCCACATGGTCCGGGTTGTCAATGACCTGTACCGCCGGGGCGTTCGTAACTTCGCAATGGTGCATGACTCATTCGGCGCACCGTTCGCGCAGTGTCAGGACGTTTTCGAGAGCACCCGCGAGCAGTTCGTGGAACTCATGGAGGCGGACCTCCTCGGGACCTGGACGGAGCAAGTAACCGCAGCACTCACGCCCGAGCAACGCGAGAAGCTCCCGCCGTTGCCCGAGTATGGTACGTTGGACCTTAACGCAGTCCGCGAGAGCGGCTATGCTTGGTTTTAACTGTAGTCCTAAATAACTGCGATAAAAAACGTTATGTCCAGTTAGCTAGGAACCTTACCACTAACACACGCGAGGTTCTCCGCCTTGCGTCTACGGTCGAGCCCGGGCAACACTACGAGCTTACCCTTTACGGTCCCCTTGTTCCAACGGAGCAACTCCGCACAGGCTCCCGCGCGGTCTCCCGCGTTGAGCTTGCGGAGGGCCGTAGATTTAGCGAACGCATCTACACCAACATTAAAAGTAAAATCGGTGTACGCGAGTCGCTCTCCCTCGTTCAACGGCACACGCACGAGTTTGTCTACTGCGTCTCCCGCCGCTTTCAAATCCCAACCAAGCATAGAACTACATTGGTCGTCCGTGTACGTCTCCCCGAGATTGAGCGTGGTTCCGTCCGGGGCGTAGCTGTCGTGGCCCACACACACGGCCAAGTGGCCTACGGGGTCCCGGTACACCTTGTTAGCGAGTCCCTCAAAGCCTGCGGTGAATGTAGCGATAGCCACGGCGGACGCGCCCGCGATAGTCGCAATGAGGCGTTTGTTGAGTACCATACGTTACCTCGTGAAAATATTTGGTTTTGATAGTTGACAGCAAAAGGGTACCCGTGCGAATATCTGTCCAACGCAACGAACCAGGAGCAGATATGAGTAACGACGCTACGCACCGCGTTTTCATCGGCAAGAAAGCAAAGTGCGATTGGCTCGCAGGTAGCGAACAGGAGGCAATCAAAAGCGCGGCGTACCGGTACCCGTCGATTGGTCGTGCCGAGAACGTGTCCGCAAAGCTGATTCAAACGCGGTGCGTAGCTACCGGCTTTGACGGCAGGGTGCATGAGGGGCCGTGGCAGAACACGCAGTTAGCCGCCCTCGCCGCACTGGAGGACAAGCTCAAATGGCAGTACGCGGGCGTGGGGTACCCGATGAATTACATGCGTGAAGTGCGCTACGAACTGGCGGAGTAACGCCCCGGCCCTCTTAGGAGGGCTACCACGCGCTAATCAGGAGTCCTAATGCGCAAGCAAGTAGTTACGGCGGCGGAGGCTTACAGCAAGGCTATCCGCCCCACGCCCGCCCTGATTCAGGGATTGATAGACGCAGTAGCCCAAGACTTAGCGGACGCCTTGGGCGGCCCCGTGGTGGTAACGCTGCCGGGAAATATTCGAATCGTCCGTAACCCCGCAGCGGTCAAGGCCGCGTAGGAGACCACAAATGACGGTAAGCACCTTTGATAGCGAGCACCTCTCCGTGAGCGTTGAGCTTTCGGGAGGTTGGTACGAGGTCCACGGCCCGGAGGGGTTGGTTACCCGGTTCCGTTCCTTGGCCCGTGCGGAGCGTTGCGCCCGCCGCGTTGCGGAAATGCTCCCGTGACGTTCCGTAGAATCCGCGCCCTCCTCCGGTTCCTTTCCCGCGAGCGCTCCGCGCGCCTCGTAGCTCGGGACCCGTGGTTAGTCGCACAGCGGGCCGCACTGGAGGAGTTCAAGCGGAGACACCCGCACCTTTTCCGCTAAGAGTACGGCTAGGCCGAGCGCGTAACCCTAGCCGATAATAAGGAGTCCAACATGGTTATGCTTTACCGCAAGGCCCTGATTAAGCACTCTATCCCGCAGGAACCCGTAACCGTTTCTGTGGTTGTCTCACTGGAGCGCAAGGAGGTACACGTAGCGTTCCACTTTGCCAACGGGGCATGTAACGCGCTGTATCTACGGGCGGGGGAGGCTAAGGAGCTTGTACGGCAACTCCAGGCGGGAATTTTGAGTATCGATGCAATTTAGGGGTTGACACCAAAGGTGTACCCGCGTATATTCTTACTCATGCGCTGCACGACGCGGCGGACCTAACAGGAGATACAAAATGGCACGCAAAATCACCCGCAACGATGTTGTCCAGGCCGCCGCAGAAAAGGGTATCCGCGTCCTCGAAGCTCTTAGCATGATGCAAGCCGCCGCCGCCAAAATGAAAGACGAGTCGGTACTCGCCCAACTCTGCGCCATCAAAAGCGAAATCCTGTTCGGAGACGAGTAAGGCGAGAGCGGGAGGGCCTCCGGGCCCTTACCTCTTACCCGTCACGGACGGACTCCCGACTAAACCTTTACAATTCCCTGCCGTTATTACGGCGGTCTTACTAGCAAACCTGAGAACCACAAATGATTAAACGTACTCTCTGCATCCTCACTGCCGCCCTCCTCTCCGCCTGTGGCGGGGGTGGGTCGGATACCTCCCCGGCCCCGGCAACGAGCATCAAGAATCCTACGCTCTCGTTCTACGGTAACCCGCTCGCGGGCGCTACGGTAAAATCCACGGCCAAGGCCGCCACGGACGTAGCCTCGGACGCCTCCGCAGCAACGGCCCCGGTATCCGCTTCTGACGCTGCCGCGCAAACGGTTGCAACGTTGCAAGACGCCCTCGCGGCCCAGGGCGTAACCGCCACGGTAACCCCGCAGGTAATGGACGGGACGACGCTGCACGCCCTTATCATGGGCGAGAATAACGGCCTCCCGCCCACGGACGATCAATTTAAGACGGACCCCAACGGGTTCGTAGTGGCTAACTTCGTCATTGACGATATGGTTACGCCGATGGACGACCCGAACCAACAAGCCGCCCTCGCGCAGTTCCGGCAAGACATTTACGTGTATCTCCAACGGATGCACGTAGCCGGTAAGCTCGTGTTTGTAATCATGCCTGTCCCGACCTGTGACGCAGCTACGGGCCACAGCGCGGCGGACGGCGTTATCCAAGCAATCGGGAACGCCTCCACGCAAGGCGGCGGGTTCCCGGTGGGCGTCCTCAATAGTACGTTCGTGTCCGACCCGACGACCAACACGGTTACGAACACGTACACGGCGGGACACCTCGGCGCGGACTGCCGCACCCCGGACGCGTGGCTTAACGAACAATGGATTAACGCCATTGCTACGCCGGTAGCGGCGGCCATGAAAGCGGGTAACTGACCGCGTGCTAGCATGGGCCTCCACCACAGGAGGCCAAATGTTTAAACCCCTCTCGGCCTGCGTTCTCGCGGGCCTTTCTCTTTCTTGCTCCGCGCAAAGCACGCTCCCGCCCGAGGCGGAGGCTAACCTACAGCAACGCGCGGACGCCCATTATCAGACCTCAGTACGCCTTTGCGGGCCGCTACAAAACTCGGTCCTATTCCAACCCTGCATCAATGACGCCGCCCGTAGCCGGGAGCGCTTCGTGTCCAATGGGCGCGGGGCTTACTACGCCGTTACCAAGGCGCAAGACTCCAAGCAACAGTTTCTAGACACCGCTGACCGTTGCCGCTTAGACGCCTCGCGGGCGTGCTCCGAGGCCATGCAACAGGACGCCGAGCAGTACTACGATGACCGCGTAGACGCATACGTGAGCACGCACAGACGATAGGCGTAACGCCAAACTACCAACCTAGCTAGTTTCCTAGTTTGTTTCCTAGTTTGTAGGTAATGCGGCGGCCCCTCGCTAAACTCCTTTACACGTACGGACCTTTACCCTACTATCCCGAAACAATCCAACACGATAAGGATTAAAACATGAGTGTTACTTGCGTTGTCGCACAGAAAGGCGGTACGGGGAAAAGTACGTTTTGTCAGAACCTAGCCGCCATACGGGCCGCCCTTAACTATAAATGTGTGATCCTAGACCTAGACGGCCAGGAGACTAGCCAAGCGTGGGTAGAGGACCGTAGCGTGTTGGCAGACGTGGAGCGTGTGGAGGGGCGCACCCTTAAGCATTTGCTGGAGGCGGACCTTGTAGACGAGTTTCGCGACTTGCTAGCCGCCGCCGTAGGCGAATACACAGACGTGTTTATTGATGTGGGCGGGAAAGACACGCGCCTAGCTCGCGCGGCACTCGCAGCGGGGGACGTAATCGTAGTCCCGCTCAAGCCCTCGCCCGCAGACTTAAAGACTGTGCCGGGGTTGTACGGCGTGTTGGAGACCCTCACGGAAACGCTAGGGCGCAGCATTAACGCGCAGGTGGTCCTCAACGAGGCGGACCCGCGCAAACGCCTTACCAAGGTAATGATTGAGGAAATGAAGGCCTACGCCGCGCTCCTCCCACGCTGCCGCACGCTCGTAGGCACACGGGAAACATTCAAGCTAGCAATGGCGCAGGGCCGGGGCGTCTGCGAAATGATCGGGGAGGACTTCGACGCCAAGGCCGCCCACGAAATGAAGTCTGTTTATCTGGAGGTCTACGGGAAATGACGAAGCAACCAACAATGAGCGCGGGCCGCCCTAATCGAAACACCATCCTAGAGGACATACAAAAGGCCGCCCCGGTAATAAACACCGTACCGGACCCGGACGTGCCGCAGACCGCCGCACAGGCCACAGGGGCCGCTTCTGAGGTTCGGGAGGCTCCAACCCCCGCGCCCACAGACCAACCGCCGCAGACGCCCGCCTATCCAGCGTGGGCCGCCACGAAAGAGGAGCGCCCGGACCCGGGAATCCCGCTCAACGTGCGCATACCTACGGACCTCTCCGAGGAGCTACGCGAGTTTTGCCTCCTTACCCGCCTCAAACAAAAGGACGTAGTAGCGGAGGCAATCGCCAAGCAACTGGCCGCCCTCAAGCGAGAGCGGGCCGCCAAGCACAACCGGGGCGGGTGATGGACGAGGAGGCCACGCAGTACGACCTATTCCAGGCCGAGACCACATGGTTTCATGTGTTCCGCAGCATGATAGAGAGTGGGGACGTGGCCCGCATGGGGCCGTACGCCTTTACCGTCTACGCCGTAATCAAAGCCCACACTAATTTTAAGAGCGGGATTGCGTTCCCGGGTATCCCTACGATCATTGAAAAGTCCGGTATCTCCAAGGCGCAGGTACACCGCGCGCTAGACGAGCTAGAGCGGTGCGGCTACATCACGCGGGAGAAAATGGGCCGCAACAATAAGTACACGCTGCGGGAGAAAATAGGCATATCGGACGACAAGGGCCGCCCGATTGCGGACGCTACATGGGATTACGTCCCGGACGGAGTTAAAGGCGCGGTAGCCGAGCTTAAGCATGTAATGATGACTGGCGACTTTGCCGGGGCCAAGATAGTGACTATCGAGAACCTTACGGTTAATTTCAATCAGTTTAATGACCACGCCATGCAGATAAATATCCAAAACCTCATGGAGAACATGGACAAGCTCGCCCCCGAGGTCCGGGACATACTCCTCAAAAGGCTACAAGGAAAGGTCTCTGACTGAGACTAATCGGATAGGTCTCTGTGGGATACGTATCTACCAGAGACCGAACGACCGTGCTATAGGTCTCCCGTAGATACCGATTACCCGCGAAAAGGTCTCTGGTAGAGACCCTAACGAGAGAGATTTAAAACCTTAACTAGAGGCGCTCCCGCGTTCTCTCACCTGTGGATAACCGCTAGCGCAACCCTAGCCGCTTTGCTCCCACCGCCGCCAAATGGTCTACCAAATAGGCCAGCGGCTCGGCGTTGTTACTCTGCGGGTCAATTCCCGCCTTGGCTAACAGGAGCGAGGCAACGTGTACGCACTCGTGCACGAGCGTAAGCCAACTCTTATCAAACACACCCAGTACGAAGTCCACCGCCTTACCCGGGGCCGTAGCTCCCGCCGCTCCCCGACCATCGTAGCCGGGGGCGAGGGAGTGAAACTCCTTGAGGTTATCCACGTACGTAATCCGCAGGCCGTACGGGGCTACGGGGTGCGTGTACCTCATTGTCCCGAGGCCGCAGTAACGCCCGCTTTCCAGGCGCGGAGGGCCGCCTTATCCGCCCAATCACACGACTCCACTACGCCGCGCTCGTCCCGAATCCCGAGGAGGAGACCGTACACGGTGTTGTCCGCAGGGCGGGGTGCGTGCTTACAGTCCTGGAGGAGGGAGTCCGGGGGCGTCTGGACCTGGACAACCGTTCGGACCTCCGGGGCCGCGCACCCCGAGAGACACCCGGTAGCCACGAGGAGCACGAACAGGACGAGACTATTTCGCATTGTCTCCCCCGTAGATTGCAAGCCAATAGCTCTCAGGTACGACCGTAGACGCCACGGCAGGGGCCGCAGCAACCGCCGATGCGAGCCGGGTAGTAGTGGCCGCGTGGTTCTGTGTGGCTGTGGTTTGGGCCGCCGCTTTCGCATCGAGGGCCGCGCCGAGCGCGCTAGCCGCCTGGATTGCCGCCGCCTCTCCTGCCCGCGCCTCACTAGCCGCCGCCTGCAACTGCTCAATTTGCGCCGTCTGCGCCTTGCTGTGCTGGACCGCCGCGTACACGCCTAACGACGCCCCCACAAGAATGAGGAGGGCGAGCAGGGCGAGCAGGACCTTTTCGAAAAGGGTAGAGAGCATTAGTCCTCCTTGGTCGGAGTCGGTTGGTTCCCGAGGGATTGCCACAGGGACCAATCCTTGTTAATCAATCCCCGTTTGAGGGCCAAGCTCGTACGCCACAGGCGGGGCAAAGCGTTGTATACATAGAACAGGGTGAGGACGAGCGTAGCGAAGGACACATAGGTGCTAAGAGGGAGCGAGGAGAGGCCGTAGGCCGTGCCCGCTATGCTCGTAACAACCTTGCCCCCGGACGCCGCGTTATCCGCAGCTTGAGAGAAAATACTCATGAGGTCTCCGAGGACAGGCCGCGAGGGCCTATCAGGTTTAACTTGGATTACATGTAACTAAGATCGACGGCCATAAACCGCCAGTCGTATTGGGAGCCGAAACAATTTTCATTGCCCGGGTACGTCCCGCCAATGGAGGTAACGCGCCATTGCCGAGAGATAGTCCCGCCGTTGGTTTGGTAGCCCTGTGTGCGGTAATAGACGTTAGGGGCACAGGTATACGGGGTTAGCATCGCGCCTACGCCCACCTTGGCTACGCCGCTGTAGCTGTAGCTCTGTGTCTGTGAGTCCACGCTTGTGTACTGCCCCCAACCGGCCCCCGCGCCCGTAATGTTCCCCGACTGCACGTCCACCACGCGGGCTAGACGTTGTCGTGCGTCTGCCACGAGCACGCCCGAGGCGTCGAATACCTGTAGTCCGTATCCCGCACCCGCAGGGGCCGCCGCGTCCGCGCGGTCAAATACGTGTAACTCTAATGAGTCGTTACCCGCGTACGTCCATATCTGCGCTTGCCATGTGTTGCTACCCGTGGATAGGCATTTCATAATTGCGGCGGGACGGTTCGGACTGTAGATAACGAGCAACGGCGTAACCGCAGAGAACGAGACATTGGCAATACTCGCGGTGTTGTAGTTCATAGTGCCCGCGTTGTTTTTACCCATATCCAAGCTACCTGCGCTCGTAGAGACGCTGATAAGTTGGCGGCGGACCATATTAGCCCGCGTCCCGTCAATCTGATATACGCCCCCGTCCGTAAAGAGTTGAAATCCCGCCGTCATTCAATAGGCCCCGTAATAAATGTAGCCGTTCTGGTACGTGTCGTAAGTAGTACTATTCTTGGTTGCGTACGTCCAACTCAGGGTACCGTTACTGAAAAAGAATTGAGGGTGTATTAGGCCCCCACTCAAGAACCCTATGTATGCGTCCGGTTGGAACGATACGAACGCTCCTGCGGCCATATCGGGGTCATACACACTAGAGTTACCGCCGCTAATGTATTGCACCCCGATAAACCGCATAACGCGGTGGGTAGCGTCCAGCACCAAATTACCGGACGCGTCCCATATCTGCAAACCCGCTGCCATTACCAGAGACCCAAGCGCACGCGGAGCGTCCCGTTACCGTCATAGACGGACACGAGAGAATCCGTGATAGTCAGATAGCCCGAACCTGTGTTCGCACCGTTCATAGTAAATACCCCGTTCTTATCGAGAACCCAACGCGGTTGTCCGTTAGCCCCCACGGAGTTGGACTGAATGACACCCGAGATTTTCGCGTTAGTGATAGACGCGTCCTGAATGAACGCGGAGGACATAAACACCTGCCCGCCCGAGACAATGAACGGGGAACTAACCGCGCTCCCTGTGTTATCTAGGATTGCGAAGCGTTGCGCCGCTACCAAAACCTGAGACTCTACCGTGCCACTGTTGTTATCAATACCAATGCCGATACCGGCAATGTAGGTACGTCCACCCGTAGTAATTTGAGTTTTAATCGTGTACGAAGCGGATACGCGCCCGTTAAGGTCCGCGTACGCGTTGGCGTTAGTCTGTACCGCCGCGTTGGTCGTATCTAGGTTGGCCTGTACGGTAGTGATAGCCGAGGCGTTAGCCGCGTCCCCCGTAACCCGCGCTGTAGTCTCTGTGTTGACCATAGCGGTGAGGTTGGAGGACGTTGTAGAGAGTTGCGCCTGTACCGCATCCGTCTTGGTGGCTAACGCGAGGTCCGCCTCTGCGCGTGCGGTCATTTCTGAGTACACGCCCGCATACGCCGTAATATCGCCCGCGTAGGTGTTCGGGTCTCCCGCAAGGGGCGAGGGCTTGTACTGCGCCTGCAATTGCGCTACCGAGTTCTGCAATAGCGGGATTTGTTGGATAGGCGAGAGTACGTCCTGTCCTAGCTGGCTTTGCGTAATCTGCCCTGTGAGGTAGGCCAGGATAGCCGAGGCGTCCGCGCTGGATTGTCCGTGTACGCCTGCTTGATTGGTAGCCGGATAGAACGCACCTACGTTGCCCGTGGTGTCTACGAGGCGAATCCAAAAGAAGTAGTCGTAACCTGCGGCCAACCCTAATAGGCTAGCCTTAGTCGTTGGGTAGCTATACCGGCCCTGTTGAACCGCCGAGGCAAAGTCTGAGGTATGGCTATAGTAAAGCTCCGCGTAGGCCGTATCACCTGCCGTGGACGGAAAGGACCAAGTTACGTCTACCGCAAACACCTTATCTAGTGAGGCCGTAAGGGACGACACCACAGGAGGCGCTCCCGTCTTACCCGTAAGAGCAGTGAGGGACGAGTACGTGTAGACCGAGCTAATGTCCAACCCGTTCGTAGCCTTAACTCTCGCGTTGTAGGACCCGGAGTAGATGTTATTTACATCAATCGACAAACCGCCCGTAGTGCCCGCCGAGACCCAATCCCCGTTATCCTTGCGCCACTGCACCGTGTACTTGACCGCGTTAGGCGCAGCGGGCCAAGAGATAGTCATATTGGTTTTGGCCGTGCCTTGGTCTATTACCACATACTGCGAGACCGTGACGCTAGCGGGCGCGGATTGGACCGTAAGAGTGTTGCCCGTGATCGGACGCACGTCGATAGCCGCGCCGCTATCAATGGCTGCGTACTTGCCCGGTTCGTGCTGCGTGGCGGTAATCTCAAACGAGATGCCGTCTTTCTCCGCAACGGAGGCCACGCGAAACAATTGGGACTTAAGGGTAGCGCTCTCCAGCATCCACACGGAACCCGCTTGCGGGACCGTAGAGAAAGCAGGGGAGACCGTGATAAGTGCGCCGCTAACCGCCGACACCGTAGACGAGCTAGCCACGCCGTTAGGCATGACGAGCGTAAGCGTATCGCCCACAGCAACAGTAGGTACGGAGTCAAGGGTTACCTTGCTCCCGCTCGTTACGGCCTTGATACGCCCGCCCGTACGCCTACCTGCGCGTGCCGGGTCCGCCACTGCGATAATTTGCCCGGGTTGGCACAACGTACCGTCCAGGCCCACGGAGAAAGTAACCGTATTAGTTTCGTACCGCGAGGTAAGGAGCGTCCATTGGCCTACGCGCTGCGCCTGCGCCCGAGAGGTACACGCGAACGCGGTAACCTCCGCCTTATTCAGGCCGTACCGGGCAACGCCGTCCGAGTCCTCCACGTACTCCACCGCCTGTTGATAGGCGTTATCCGGGTCATTCCACGTAACCAACGCACACGTATAGCGCGTCTTGAGGGACGAACCTACGTATTTGAATTGGCCGCCGATGACATTAGCCGCCGTGTACACGTAGGCCGGGTCCATAGGCATATCGCACGTAGCCGCAACCTGCCCCGCAGTCCAATACGCCATACCACGGAACACGCTCGCCAAGTCCTGCAACACTTTGAACGCGTCCGCGCGGGACGCAATGTAGCAGTTACAGGTAAAACGCGGCTCCGTGCCGCCCTTGCCGTCCGATACCGTAACATCGCAGTACTGAGCGATTTGGTACAGCGAATACCGGTCAATCATGCTCGCGTCTACCCAACGGCCCATACCGTATCGGGTATTCAACACGAGGTCATAGAAAACCCACGCGGGGTTATCAGTCCACCCGGTAGTAAAGGTGCCGTCCCACGTCCCCGCATACGTGCGGGTAGTCGGGTTGTAGTTGCTCGGGTACTTAATGAGCAACCCTTTCATATCGTACGAGCGGGTAGGGACCGAGGAGAACTCCGAGGCGTCAATCTGTAGCCCGCACAGCGCGCTCATAGGGTAGCGCAACTTGGCGTCCGTCAACTCCGTGTAGCTAACAACGTTGGTCGTGTCCTGGATATACACGTCCGAGGTGTCCGCAGTCAAACGGATTACCTTAATGGTGTACTGCGAGGCCGCGCCCGTAAGCTCAATGCGGTGCGAGCGTTGGTACACAGAGGACGCCTTGCCGTTAAACGAGGTGTCTACAACCGTGTTGAACGCGCCGTTATCTACCGAGAGCTGAATTTGATACGCGACCTGATACCCGGTAACGTCCCCGGAACTAGAGTCCGTCTTGGAGAGCGCGCTAACGCTCAACGTTACCCGCAACGCGGAGAGGGTAAGGTTGGTTACCGTATGGACCCAGGGGACGGACGCCTTAAGTTCAACGCCTACGCCTACCTCATTGGCCGTGCTATCAAAGCCGGTAATGTACGCTTGGTCTACCGCGCCCGGGCGATAATCCAACTGCCTAACCGTAAAGTTAGCCGTCCCGTCCGTGTTATTGAGCGGGGTATCGTTGAGGTACACAGACTGGCCGAGAGAACCACTCGCGGGGCCATAAATGGGACCCTCCGAGATAAGGTCCAGAATTTGCGCATAGGCAGTACTACTAAGGCTATCATCGGCCTGTGTCGGCATACTCCACCCTTTACGTTAAGTGTCTATTGATTGGGTCCCGTTGCTAAGGACCGTTGAACCCACGCGCATACGCCCGTAGAGGAGCGGGACGGGGCCGCCCTGCGATGTGACGTTATCCGCACCGTTAAAGTAGTAGCTCGTCTTAGTCGCGCCCGAGGACCCATTGTTGGCCGCTGCGTGTGCGCTAATCATTTGGGAGATACCGCCGAACGCGAGGGACGCGCCCATAAACATCATTTGCCCCGCGTACGGGTTGCCGAAATATGCCGAGACCGCGCCCGCGATAAACAGGACCGTACCGGCAATGGCGGCGAACAATCCAGACTTACGCCCGCCCACGAGGGGCGCGATACGTACGTCATCGTCCCCGCTCGGGTACGCGAGTTCTTTCTCGTCTACGTTGCGCTTACCCACAAACACCGCGTAGCTAACACCACGGTCCGCGCTAGTCATAAGCTCCCGCTCAAAGCCGGGGACCATAGCGATAAGGGCGCGGAGGGCGTCCCGGGGCGAGTTAAGGACGAACCTATGCACGCGCCCGAACTTGGCCCCGAGTTTTCCGTAGAGGCGCACCGTGCGCACCTTGTCTGTCATGTGGTCCCCTTGTATCTGAGAATGTGAGTAACGCGCGGCCAATAACGAGGGAGGCCCTCGCGCCTGGAGAGTTGCTTAGGGAGGTGGTGGAGGATCAAGTCCCCGCCCACGTAGACCGCCGCGTGATTGGGGACCCCGGAGCGGCTAGCGATAGGCATAAGGAGCACGTCCCCAACCTCTGGAACGAGCGTAGCGGCCACGAACCCTGCCGCCCGGAAGTTCTCGCGGAACAGGTCCCCGCCGTGGTCCCACCACTCGGGCGAGCGTGGGAAGTCCGGGAGGAGTACGCCGCGCTCTTGCGAGTACCACCGCCGCACAAGGCCGTAGCAATCCGTTACCGCGTGTTCGTACTCCGCGCCGATTAACGGGGCGTCAAGCTCCGAACACATACCAACCTCCCGAGTACCCCTCAGGGGATACGGCCACGATTACCCACGGGAGACCCGTAGCCGCTTGTGCGTCAAAGTCCGCACCCGAGGGAAAGGCGGGGCCGTCCGGGTGAGAGTGGACTACCGCCTCAATATCCCCGAGGTCCTCCGCCTCCGCCCAATCGGAGGGCGAGATATTAAACGCCTCGGTAGGCGTAGCCGAGCAGTTAGGGCGAGGCAGGTACACACCACCCACGATAAGGCCGCAGCACTCCTCCGGGTAGCACATAAGCGCGTGTCGGAGGATAGCGGCCCGTAGGCTATCGGTTACCATTACTGTGTCCCCGATTGGCCCGCCGAGGGGAACCCGCCGAACGAGAGCGGGGCGAAGTTCCCGAACCTACATTTACAGCTAGAGAGCCGCTTACCGCAACGGTCTAGGTTAGGGTCCGCAACAGGGTTGTTATCCTTGTCAAAGTACGTTGTCCCCGTCCATCCGCACTCCGTACCCTTGTAGTCCCACTGGCACAGCGTAGCTACAACCTGCCGCGCGGGGAGTTGACGGCCCGAGAAGTCCAGAACGGACGAGAGCGTAAATTCAACTTGGAGGTTTGTCTCTCCCGTCTTTTGCTCGATAACCCAAAGCTCTACCGGCATTTCTGCCGTAGGGTCCGCCCCGGGTTGCCCGTCCAGGTACTTAACTAAGGTGCGGTGACGCTTAACCTTGGCTCCCACGAGGTCCGCGAGCGCGATACACAGGGCCGAGATACTTCCGTCTACGTTACCCACCGTGATAGTGGGGGAGGGTTGCGTAGCGGACCCCGTGCGCTCAAACCCCGAGGCGGAGATAGGCCACGCGCTATACGTGTTTCCTTGCCACACGATAGGCCCGGACTGTAGGTGCGCGTGGAACCTGAGGAGGTCCCCGCCCATTTCCGTACAATCCACCTCAAATAGCTCTACGAGGTTGCCGGGTTCTAGGAGTTGAACGTCCGCCGTAATCATGCGGACACCTTACTTTCCAGGACGGCAATGCGGGCGAGGGCGGCCTGTAACGCCGCGTCCGTTTCTAGGAGACCTTGCAGGAGCGGGCCTACCATGTTTTGATACTTGACGCCCAGCGCCTTACGGCTCTCGGGCTTGCCACTAGGTCCGAAAATCTCGTTTCCGTCCTCGTCGTATTGGTGCGCGATAGCGTCCCCGTCCGCGTCAATGTCCATAGGAAGCTCTTCGACAAGCTCGGGGAACTCCGGGAGAACATCTTGCGCGATTAAGCCTACCTGCCTGCTTCCGTCCCCCTTCATGGTAAAGGATACGCCGCGCAACTTGCGGAGCTTCTCCATAACGCCTGTAAGGGTCTCTATGTCCGCCTTAAGCAACTCGTCCGAGGTCTGCGTAAGTGTACTTACCGTTAGGGCCGCGTACGCGGAGGCGTTGTAGTTATAGAGTGCGAATGTACCGGTAGTATTGAAGCCCAACATACCGCCCGCCGCGCCGTTGTTAGCACCAAAGCCGATCTGTGCGCCCACATTGGCGGTCGGATAAAGTATGAGCGGGGCCGTAGAGAACACTCCACCCGGGGTTGTAGTGATGGTGAGACTAGACGTAAGCGTTTTAGGTGACGAAATAGTCTGTGACGTGTTAAGCGTCATCGGGCTAGCGAGGTTACCCGTGTCCCACGGCGTGCTACTACCAAACGTAGGCCGTGCGGAAAATCCTCCGTTTGCGGAGATAGCCCCGGTAACCGTGAGCGTACCCCCAGCCGTAACGTTACCGGTTAGGGTAGACGCCCCGGTAACACCAAACGTACCGCCTACGGTCTCGTTACCACCAACCGAGCAATTCCCGTTGACTACCTCGTTATCAACATTTGCGCGGCCCCGCATAAGCACCGTCCAAGCGTGTACGCCGTCCGTGTCCATAAGGGCGGACTCCCCGGCATTGAGCTTAGAGAGCGCGCAAGTATCCCCGGACCCGGTTGTGATAGCGAGAGTAACAACCGTGGTACCAACGTTACGTAACAGGATTACGTTATCCGCCGCACATGTGGCCGCTGATGGTACGTTGATTGTGCCGTTAGAGGCGAGGTTGATATTTACCCGCTTGCCAACGTGAGCAACCGTGAGGGCCTGCGCCGTGGTGATTGTGGCGGAGTTGCTAACTAGTGCCGCCTGAGCCTGCAAAATGCTAACGTTCGTATTGTGCTTCGTAAAACCTGTGCGGACGCTATCACCTTGGCTACCGTCCGAGGCCGCGCCAAAGGCTACGGTTTGTAGTGCTGACATTAACTAAAGACCTCCGAGAAAGTAGCCGTAAGGGTGTAGAGGCCGCCGCCGTGCGGCTGTACGGCGTACTCAGAACACCTAAACAATCCTTGCGAGCGAAGAGGAGGCGTCCAATTAAAGGACGTGCTCCCCTGCGCCGCGTCTAGGAATGCCTTGATAGGCGAGATAAGCGAGGAGTTACCCGTAAAGGTGAGGGGCCAACTATCCGCCTTGTTATTGATACCGTCCGGTACCGATTGCGAATAGCCGTCCCCAAACTGAGCAACCCGCGTAATAAACTTGGTTGTGCCCGTAGGGTCTACGAGCGGGACCCATGTAAATGTTTGGGTTGCCATATGTGCTCCTGTTAGATTTGGCCGTAGCGTTGCTGGTACGCGTACCCGCCTTGTCCCCTCATGTTCTGCGCCATGCGCTTATCAATCAGGGATTGGATAGCCGGGGCGAGGGCTACGAGGTCCTCTTGTGTAAGGCCGCCGCCGTTACCCGCGAGGGACAAGTTAAGCGTAGTGCCGCCCGAGTTAGCCCCACCGCCCGAGGACGCACCTACGGCCCCGCCAGTGGCAAAGTGTTGCGCCTGTCCCGAGTTAATCGACTCCAGCAACGAGCGGTATTTCTTGGTGCTCGCAGCATTAACCACAAACTCCCCGTTGGAGAGCATGGCCGGGATAGAGTCGCTAGTACCCGAACCTGCGCCTACGATATGGCCGCCGTCCGCGAACCCCGGCAATGACCCGCTGTAACCGAACGAGGTAGCGACGCTCTTAAAGATAGACATTTCCGCCATGCGGAGAGCAATCTTTGCGAGGTCCGCCATGACTGACGAGGTAAAGGACGAGAAACTAAACTTGCCCGTGGTAACGAAGCTCTCCAAGGCGGAGTTAGCCGTAGACCAAACGGTAGAGAACCCCTCGGCCATAGTCTGCGCCGTAGTCTTACCGTTGCCCGAGAGTTGGACGAGTTGGAGGCCCATTTGCGCATTGAAGTCCTCGCGGATAGCTTGCTCTCGCTGCAAGTGGTCCCGGAGTTGCGACAGTTGCGCGTTATACGCGTCTACCGCAATCTGCGCCTTTTCGTCAAACATGGCCTGATCGGACTTACCGGAGTCGTACTCCTCGCGGAGCTTGGCAACCTCCTGATAGAAGTTCTCGCGTAGGCGCAACTCGGCGTTGTACTGCGCCGCTTGGTCCGAGGTCATAAACCGCGTATCGTCCTCGCCCTGATACGTTGCCGCGTTGCGGGTGAGGACTGCCTCTTGCTGCGTGCGGTACTTAGAGACTTGCTCTTGCCGCTTGCGCTGTTGCTCGGCAATGGCGCGGGTGTAGTCGTTCTCCGCCTTGAGGCGGGCGGCCTGTAGTTTCTGCAACTCTCCGAGGGCGGTTTGGCGGGCCGCAAGTTCTTTCTTTTGCGAGGCGAGGTCTACCCGCTTTTGCTGGATAGAAATTTCCTCGTCGTACGCCTTGAGGTTAATGTCCCGTACCTTGGCGTAGTAATCCTGGTACTGGAGTTGCCCCGTATCAAAGTCCGCCTTAGCCTGCGAGAGCGCGTCCCGCCGTGCCGATTCGATAGCGGACATGCGGTTTTTCTCGTCCGCGAGCGCGCTATTGATAGCGTTGTTAGGATTAGCCCCGTGCTTGCGGTTAGCCTTGGCGTAGTCCTCGTCAATCTTTGCTACGTTGTCATAGTGTCGTTTGAGGGCGTCTTGGTACCCCTTGCTATTCTTATCGAGGTCCTTTGTAGCCTTGGCGAACGCCTCATTCTCTTGCGTAAGCTCGTTCGTGTGCTTCTGGCCGGAACTCGCGTACTTATCGGAGCGTAGGTACGAGCCGAGGTTTACTTGTTGGTCCCCGCTCTTGGCCGAGGCCTCCTTAGCCTTTTGGGCCTTGAACTCCTCCGCCTGCTGATTGCGGAGTACGTCTAGCTTTTGCTTCTCTACTGCGAGTTGCCGCTCCGCCGCCGTAGCCGCTAGGCTGTTACCCATGCGGCGTTGGTCGTTGATATTGCGCTGCGTGGCCTCAACTACCGCGAGTTGGTCCCCAACCTGCTTAGTGATACCGTCCGGGACGCCGATATTCATAATCGCGTTTTTCACGCGCCCAATGATATTGGCCCAATCCGTCCACCACCGTTGAACCGCGCCCATGTGCTTATCTGCGTCCTCCTGGATAGCCGCATGTGCGCCAACGAGGCCCCGCATAATGACGCCCGTAGCGCCTGCGGTATCCCCGAGCTTAACGAAGTTCTCAATCTCCTCAATCTGCGCCGCGCTAAACGTATGGTGCGCCTTTTGGTACTCCTCGGTCCACTTGAGTACGCCGTCTTGAATCTTGGCGAGGGACTCCGCCGCCTTGTCCGTGCCTACGCCGATATCCGAGGACATAGCGAGCGCCGCTTGTGTGGCGAGTTGGAGATTGTCCGCCGTAAATGCGCCCGTGGCCGCCACTTGGGCGAGGGCCTCCCGGGACTGCACTAGGTCCGCGTACGTCTTGCCAAGGCCGTTAGACATTGCCATGAGTTGCTCAGTGGACAGGCCGAGGTACCCGCCCGTAGCCGCAATAGCCTTATTGAACGCCTCCGCTTGCTCGTGGCCTTGGTGTATCTTTTCAAAGAACAGGTAAGCAGCGCCCGCCGTTGCGGTAAATGCAAGGCCGAGCGGGGACATAATCAGGCGCATTGCGTCCATACTCTCAAGCAGGACCATAAAGGACCCGCCGAAACGAGACCAAGAGCCTTGCGAGGCCTCGTGCGCGAGCACCATAAGCTCTCGGCGGGAGGCGGTGGTATTGAGGTTAAATTGGTGCGTGTGCTCGCTAGCCGATTGGATAGCGTTAATGTACCCGGATACTGAATCCGTGACCCCGAGTTGCGCCGCGCGTAACTGGAGAATTTGGGCCTGCGTTTGCCCCGCCGTGGCCGCAGTGCGCTGGAGTTGGCTAACGAAGGAGTTAATAGCCCGCGCGGACGCGTTGGAGCCGTTCGTAGCCGCCTCTGCTATTGCGTTCTGCGCGGTGCGGATTCTGTCCGCCGTTTGGTCCTGCGTTTGCTGGAATTGCTGCGCGGACCTACGGGCGCGGTCCAACTCGGCGGTATAGCCGGAAGCGTCCGCAGTAACCTTAACTGTTGTGCGATTGTCCGCCATTATTCACCGCCTGTTGAATTGTGTTTATGACGACTTGACCCGCCTCCACACGCCGGGCCTCGTAGGAGGGGCGGATAAAGGGCTTTGCGGCCATCTTTGAAGTACCGAACTCCAACAGGCGCGCGTACCATGCGTCTTGATTAATAGTTACCGCGTAGGTAGCAACCTCGCCCGTAACGGAGTCCTCAGGAACAAAAACCGTACGGATAGAGTTCTCAAGAACACCCGTACGGTAGTGGGGCATAGCCCTAACCTTAATCTCGCGGTAGAACACCCGCGCGCCTGCAATAGCCGCTTGCCGCAAAGCGGACTCAGAGGTTGCTACCTCTGCATTATCGAGAACGTCCGTAAGGGCGGAGGGATTCTCAATGGTGAGTGTGTTCTTAGCCATTAGCCCTCCGCTTAATTACGAATGTTTTCTGTCCGGACGCCTTGGCCTCCGTGAGGTTGACCCCGAACATAGCCGCCACGGCCTCCGCAGGCGGGGGCGCGTCGTCCTTAGGCTCTTGCGCCCACGGGATTAGGGAAAGCGGGCTAAACGGGGGCGTGTCCTTGCCCCGGTTGACGTTAGCCACGGTAGACGCCACAACGCCCGCGCGGAGGTCCGCGTAACGGTCCCCGAACGGTTCGATTGAGTAGAACGCTACCCACTCCCCGAACTCCGCCGAGCTAATCTCTTGCTGGCAACGCCGTACTGACATACCGAGTTCTTTAGCGAGCCGGAACCACATTAAGCGCTCCGGTCTCGCCCTCAGTTTTTTACCGCTTGTTCCTCGGCAGTAACGCCGATCTTATTAACGTCCATAGCGGCCTTGGCAACCTCTGCAACCGCCGTAGCGCTGGACGCCTTAAGCGTAGCCACGTCCTCAGACGAGAACATAGGCGAGCCGTCCTCATTAACTACGGTAGCGGCCACGATAGACGCCTCAAAGTGCGAGGCGGATTTATCGCCCGCGCCCATAAGCTCATGGAACTTATCCCGAGCCTCACCCGTAAGGACCTTGAACCGAAGCACCGCGCCGAGGGCCTTAACTTCTACCTCTTTTACCTCCGCAGCAACCGCCGCGAAAAACTGTTCTTTATTCATTACTGGCAGGCCTCGCACCCTTCGTCAAAACTGCATACCTTGGGCGCGGCCTCGCGCGCCTCCCGGAGCAACTGGTTAATCACAGGAACGCCGTTGCGTTGGAGGTCCTCCATTGCAAGGCGCACGAGCGCGTCAATGCGGGCCTCTAGGGCCGCGTGGTCAACTACCATTACGCTGCAACAGTAACGGTAATATCGCCCGTGATCGTAAGCACGATAGAACCAGTCAGGGCCGCGTCAACCTTGGCCGCAATCGGGAACGTGGTAACGAACGCCGAGAACGCGAGTTTCGAGCCGTCCGACAGAGTTACGGCAAAGCTACGCACGAGGCCATCTTTCTTTGCGGCCAACAGTGCGGCGTGCGACGCCTCTTTGAGGTTGACGTTCGTAGCAAGGGTAACTTGGCCCCAATCCTGCAAACCGAGGACGCGCTCCTTAGCGGTAGAGCTAAGGTTAGTCGTGTCAATTTCCGTAGCCTTGCCGTCAAAGCCCGAAATGTCCGATACGTTGACAATATCGGTAAGTACAGGCGTGCCGCTCGTGCCCGTGTCAATTTGAATCTTGGTACCTTGGGCCGAGATAGCCGTAGAAGTGGTAGCGCTCATGTGTAGTCCTTAATTATAGGTAACTGAAAAATCGAGGGACGAGCCATAAAGGAGCGTGTCCGCTTCGAACGTGCTAACGGGTGCGCCGATAGGTACGGCGCGTACTGTGGGATTGGCTAGGGCCTGGAAACACTGCTCCATTAGCTCCGCCGCCTCCTTGCGCGTGTGCGCGTAGACGGAGACTTGCACCCGCGCGTTACGGAGGGTGGGTGTTGCGGAGTCCACGGTAGCGAACGATTGCCCGCCTACCGCCTGATACGCGACCCAAGGGCGGCCCGTTTGGGCTTGGCCGCTCGGTGCTACGTCCGGGAACACGTCCCCGCCCGCGAGCGAGGACAGCGCCCCGTACACGATAGATTCAACGGTTGCCATAGTTACCCGAGGTTTGCACCGACCGTTACAACGAGGTCCGTGTATTCGCGGCTAGCAACGTCCGGGAGGACTGCCGCAATGTTGTAGATAATCCCCTGCACAACCGCACGGTCCTGCGTGGTTACGTCCGCCCTGTACCGGATACGGATAGAGCCGCGCCCGATACCTACTTGGGTACCGCTTTCCGCGTGCTCCAGGCCGCTTACGAGCTTGGCGTTACACCACACGGAGGCGTACTCGGCCCACGTTTCTAGGGGTTGGCCGTACTCGTCTTTCCCTGCGCTGCGCCGCTGGAGGGACGCCTTATTATTGAGAGTCCCCGCACGGAGGCCGATAGGCACGCGCGAGGACGGACGGGCGCGGATACTCATACGAGGGCCGGGTCTCTGTCACGGGCGAGGATAGACGCCACGGCGGGGCCGATAGGGTCGTTAGCGCCCTCGCGGTCCTCGTAGAGCGAGGAGAGCACCAGGAGCACCGCCGTAACCATGTGTGCCGGGAGCGTATCCGCCGTGTACGGCCACTCGGTAGGCCATTTGAGGTACGAGGCCACAACAGCGGACGCGCCCGGGATCATGACGGACGTTAGCTCGTCGTCCGAGTCGGTATCCGTAATGCGGAGTTGCGCCTTGGCTTGGTCCAGCGAGATAAGGTTAATCACTGGTAGCCCCCTCCGTGCTGTCCGTTGTGTCGTCCTCGTTTTCCTCTGCGGGTGCCGTGGCCGCACCGCCGCCCGCAGGCGGAGGAGGTCCCGCAGCGTCCCGCTTGGCGAGGGCCGAGAGTGAGTAGTTCTGTTGCTGGAGGTACGGCGTGTCCCCGCCCTCAACAGGGCCGAGGCCGAGCGTTGCGCGAGCTTCGTTAATTTTCATAACGCCGGAACCCACGCCTTGAGCGTTAGCCGTGTGCTGCGCCGCCTCGTCCATACGCATGAGGCCGCGAGTATCGAACCGCAGGCCCGCGCCGTCCGGGAGGCCCAAGCCCGAGTCTAAGAGTTGCTCAATGTCCTCTAGGTACGCCTGGAGACAGTCCGAGTAATACATGGCCTCGTAGATTGCCGAGGAGCTAGCCGTGCGTGCACCGCCGTCCAGGCCGATTTTGTGTCCTGGGACGTGAAAACACCGCGCCACGTCCTCCGCCGTCCATTTGAGTTGTTCAATGGTTTGCGCGTCCGTGCCCGTCATTGTCATAGGTTGGTACGATAGGCCGTCCCCGCCGATAAGCGTCTTACCCGAGTTCGCACCCGTGTAGTTGGCCTCCAATGTGGCCTTGAGGCGCGCTGCGGTCTCGTTGGAGATAGCGGCGGGCGCAGTCAGGAACCCCGAGGGGCGGGCCGCGTTAGAAAAGAACGCCGCCGAGTTAGACGTAATCGCATTTGCCAGCACAGCCGAGGCGGCGCACGCCTGAATAGGCGAGAGACCTACAAGCGGGTGCCACGAGGTAACGCCGCGATCATGGATAACGTCCCGGGCCGGGAACACCGTAGCCTCCAACGGGGAGACCATGAGCGGGGACATAGTGCACTGGTAGAACACAGAGCCGTCCGGGGCCACGAGCGGGACAACGTACTTAGGGTTAAGCACGTCCATCGAGATAACCACGCCCGCACTGTTGCGCGTGAGCAGGATATAGGCGTTGCCGTGCGTGAGTTTGCTAGCTACCCACGCCTTGATAAATTGGGCGCGGGTCTGGTAATGGTTCGGGTTGCGGAGGAGTTTTGTGTATCGTGGGGCCGTGGACTCTTGCCACACGCCCTCCGCGAGCTTGACGTACTTAATGCGGAGCTTACCCACGTCCGACGAGATAAGGTCCACGCACGAGAACACGGCGGAGCTTGCGAGCATACCGTCCCGAGTGTTGAGGGATTGGTTCTGTTGCCACGCGCCTATGTAAGGCTCTCGGATGAACCCTGCGGACCCCGGAGCACCCACGGCGGACATGCCTACGGGTACCGAGAACCGCCTACGCAAACCCGAGATAGCCTTAGTAATGAAATTCGCCATTAGGCCTCCTTGCGGGGGCGGCCACGGCGCACCGGGGCGGCTTGCTCTACCTGTTCGGGTTCTTCCGTGTGGGTCTTAACGTCTCCCGCGAGGTACAGCAAACGGGCAAGCGCTACGTGCATATCTACTACGTCCCCCGCGTTAATCACGCGGTCCAACACTACCCTCCGAAGGGCTTTAACCTTGACCAACATATAAAATCCTTTGAAGGGTACCCACCCTCCGGAGAGGGTAGGCACATGGGTTAGTACTTCTAAGTGGATTACTTGTACTTATCAGCGCCCGAGATTTTCGCGGCGATACCGGCACGGCGCGGTGCCCAATTGATAAACTGGCCGATTTTGACCGCAACTTGGTTCGTCTGGAACATCGAGACCGCCTTGGAGCTTGCGTTATCCGGGTCCGTGTCCATGATGAGCGACGCCTCGCGCGAGAAGTCAATTTCCGGGCCTGCGTCCTCCGAGAGATACACCTCGTTCGGCAACAGAATGTCAATCACGTTACCCGCAACGTTATTCGACGTGATAACCGGGAAACCCTCCAGCGTGCCGCCGTTCAGGTCCAGACCCGGGAACCACTTAGCGCCGAGCGCGTTACGCAGCGAACCCAAGTGCAGAGCACGGGCAGGCGACATAAGCAGACGGATACCGCCAACCGGGAGGTTAGCCGCGATCATGGGAGCGATTGCCGCTTGCAGGTCCGCGATAAGGTCCAGGGCCGATTGCGAGCCATCCGTAGTGCCGAGCGTTGCGCCCGAGGCAACCGGAGTAACGCCGTAGAACAGGCCTGCGGGGCTAACTGCCGTTGCCGCACCCGAACCCAGGAAAGTAGCGTCCAGGCCTTGCGCCGTAGCCTCAACGAGGTTCGAAAGCACGAGCGCCTCAACTGCCGGGTTCGAGAACTTGATAATCTCGTCCGAGAACGCCGAGATAGCATAGACCTTGTTCCAACCGAGGTTGACGTTGAAGAACGAAGCGGACGTAACCGGGACGTTCTTAGCCTCACCAACCCAACCCACTTGCGTACCGCCGTTCATACCGTTAATACGGACGTTAAACGGAATCTTTCGCATACCCTCCAGGCGGCCGAGGACCGTTTGCGGGTACAGGAGTTCGATAAAGTCCGCCGCGTACACTTCCGGGTAAATCAGGTTACCTGCCCATGCTGCCACGGACGTAGTACCCGCCGACACTGCGGCCTTAACCACGCCATTAACAACGGCATCGTCCTTGTAGTGCTTTGCGGCCATTTGCTCAGCCAACATGAGGTTACCGCGAGCCGCCATCAGCGTGAGAGCCACGCGAGCAACCGAGGAACCCTTGGGGGCGTTGCTCTTGGTCGTGATCGAGGCCGGGTCCGCAACCGCCACGCCGCCCGCCGTTGCCGGGACCGCCTTAGCCTGCGCGAGAATCGACTTTTCCGCGTCCTTGAGAATCTCCAGGCGATCCTCCATTGCCTTAATCTCGGCCATGAAGCCCTTAGCCTTTTCCACGTCCTCCGGGGTAGCGTCTACGCCCTTGGCGACAACAAACGCGTTCTTTTCTGCGGTCTTTTCAGCGAGCTTAGCCAACAGGGCCTTGATTTGTTCCGAAATGTTCATACTACGGTGTCCTTATTGATTTAGACGAGAAAGGGGAGAAGCGAGACGCGGGGTTGCGCCGCCTCGGGTGATTGCGCCGGGTTCTCCCCTTGCGCCGTTCCGGGGTTTTCGCCCGGTACCTCGGCCCCCGCTTGCGCGGTGTCCTCGGCGTGCTGCAAACTCTTGAAAGCGGTAATGACTGCCTCGGGATTACACGGGATAGCAACGAGGGAAAGCTCGTGGACGCTAGCCTTGGTAAAGGTGAGGCCGCCCGCTGCGTTAGGCTCGTAGTCCTCGGGGCGGAATCCAATGGATACGCCCTTAATGAGGCCGGATTTAACGCTATGCCACGCCTCGTCCGTACGAGCTTGGACGGTCCCGGGTTCGTCTACCTTGGGAATCTTTGCCGTAAAGGGGAGGCCCTTATCCGTTGGCGTGCCGAATTTAACGGTACCCACGGGTTGCGAGTGGTCGTGATTGAGCAGGAGCGGGACCTCGGGAGCGAACGTGAGGCCCTTGGGCTTAACGCTGTCCTTAACTCGGTCCAGCGTGGGAGTACTGGCAATGCCGGTAATCTCCCGCGCCTCCTCGTCCATGCCCTTAATGACCACGGCGGAAAATGCCTTAGTGCTCATTGTTTATATTCCTAGCCGTTACAGGCGTAATCGCCGTGGATTTCTACGCGAGCGCTGGAGATAGCCCGCTCAGCGTCCGCCAGTGATGAAAAGAACTTGCTGTACACAACCCGCCCGTCTACCTTCAGGCGCGCGTGCCAGCGCTGCTTCTGTTTCGACCAACCGACACCCGTAACGCCCGAGGTGTTGTCCGAGCGTTTCGAGGCGTTGCAAAGGTTCTGCGTTGCGCTAACTAGGCGCAAGTTGGAAAGCCGGTCGTCCGTCCGGTCTCGGTTCTTATGGTCGATACGGCGGGTAGGTAGGGCGCGGGTGTGGAGCAACCATACGAGGTGACTCCGGAGATATCGCTTTCCGTCCAACGCGATACGGACGTAGCCGCAGTTCGTTACGTGTCCCGCAACCTCTCCAGCTATCGCCCGGTTGCTCGTGGTAGTACGCCAAACGAACTCGCCCGTATCCGGGCGGTACTCTAGAAGCTCACATAGGCGCGAGTAGGTAAGCATGTGTCTCCTAAAAAGCGAATAGCTGAAAGGTCCTCTCAGGCTCTACGTCCGACGCCGCCAAAACCGTTGCGCCAAACGCGAGGGTTAGAGCTACGAGGCCGTCTATGCGGCCCGTGGCCTTAGCCTTGTCTAGTTTTCTGTTGCCGCTCGGGTCTTTCTGGACAATCGCGTTGGACGCGCACATGGTCAAAGGCGGGGAACCATCGTGAGAAACCCGCCCATTTACCAATTCGGACTCCAAAAGGTCCAAGGCCGGGGAAATGTCCTTGTATCCCTGGCCGTGTGGCACGAGAGGGAGGCGGCCTCCGTCCTTGTGAGACGTATCCGCGTCTATGCTGAGGTCCTTAAACTCCTTTTTGAGGAGGTCAATTCGCCAACGGTCGTACGCAATGCTGTGTACGGCGTACTCCTCGCATATCTCCAGAATGTCCCGGGCTACGTACTCGTAATCCACTGTGCGGCCCGGGGTAGTGCGTAGGTGCCCTTGCTCGGCCCATAGGTCATACGGGGAGCGGTCCCGCTTGGCGCGGTCTCGTAGGCCCTCCTCGGGCGTCCAGAACCATACGCGGGAATTCCACCGCCCCTCATGCTTACCTATGAGAGCGAACGCGGTAAGGTCGGTACGGGCCGAGAGGTCCAGGCCGCCGAATACTTGCGAACCGGGGATTAGCTCGGGAACGCCCCGGCAAGACTCCCACACGTTGCGGGACACGAACGGGGAGACCGTAGATACGCGTTGGTTGAGAATCAGGTTACGGAACGTGTTTTCTGAGGAGGGCATACGCTGCGCGCGTAACGCTTGGTCCTCCACGTCCTGCAAGCTACGGAACACTCCGAGGGCCGGGTTAGCTGCTTTCCACCCCTCGCGGTCCATTACGTCCGCGTCAGGCGGGGCCGCGTAGAGCCGTACTACCGTGTGCGGGTCCTCACCCTTGAGCGCATCGTCTAGCCATATCGAGAGCAAATCCGCGTCCGTGGCGGCCTGCGTGGAGATAGCGATAAGGAGCGGCTCGGCGTGCGCGCCCTGCGCGGTGGTTACCGCGTCGATAAAGTCATCTTGCGGGCCGCGAATCTGGCCTATCTCGTCCAGGATAGCGAGAACGGGGGAGAGGCCGTGCGTAGTCTTGCCCTCTGCGGCCAACGCCTTGTACTCAACGTTGAGCGGGAGGCCCGTAAGTTTCTTGCCCGAGGGGTTAATCTTAATGAGCGGGGAAATGTCCGGGGAAAGCTGCACCATCTTTGCGGCCAAGTTAAACACTAGGGCCGCTTGGTCCCGGGACATAGCGCCGGAGACAATCTGTGAGTTGAGCTTGGCCTCAGGCCCGATTAGATGGACGAGCAAAATACACGCGATAACCGCGCTCTTGCCGTTCTTACGGGCAATCGAGAGGTAGGCCCGCCGTGTGCCGTGCGGATTGTCGTAAATCGAGAGGATAAATTCCCGCTGGAACTCCTCAAAGCGGATAGGTTGTCCGACCAAGGCCCCCTCGGGGACGCGGAGGTACCGCTCGCAGAACTCAATTGCGCGCTCTCCGCGTGTCCGGGGGATTGTCTGCTTTCGTGGGCCGGGGCTAGTAGGCTCCCGTACCCTCATTGGAGAGTGAGGCCCGGGATAAGGGAATGCTCCTCAGACTCGCGGATAGCCCCTACGGCGGCCCGCTGGCCTTTCTCTAGGGCCTGCTTATTGCCCGCGTCCCGGGAACGGCCCTTAGTGGCCTCTGCGTGGACGTGAACAACCCTGGAGAGGGCCACTACGCGGCGGGAGAGCGTCTCTAGGAGGGCATGGCGGGGATTAACCACGGGCGTACCCTTGGCGTTATTGAGAATGTCCCCTGTATCGTCTAGCTCGCGCTGGAGACGGTCAATATCCGATTGGCAACGGGCCAAGTTAGCCGCTAGGGCCAAGTCCGCATCATTCCACGTGTCCGCCGCCCGGGCCTGGACAATGGCCTCCCAATACGGCCAATCCTTTTCTCTGAGGTAGACGTGGGCCGGGGGTTGAATCGTGCCAGCAATAGCCGCTTGCGTAGCCGCTACCGCCTGCGTAGCACTATCTGAGCGCTTACGGGGCATAATGTGTACTCCTAATATTGGGCTACGCGTACGCGTGTATATGCGCGCACAACGGAATAACTCGGGTAAGCCGCCTGACTTAACAGGCCGTAGAGCTAACTTAGCCTCCTTGTGAGAGGACCCTAGGGCTTACCAGAGATACGGCCGGGATTTATCGCTATAGGCCGCTATGGGCCGGATTTAAGAGCTAAGGTCCTTTATTGCTGCTTTTATTTGGACTTAGCGTTGTTTTGAATGGGATCGGTCGGTGTCCCTCCGAAAATGCGAATAATTCTCAACCACCCCCGCCTACTGTTGGTATATCACAACACATGTTGGATTTTCACCACAGAATCGCGGAAATCGTTGGTATATCACAACAGATTCGGATTATTTCAATGAATATCACAGAAATATATTGACACCGCAGTAGAACCTATGGTATATGGGCCGAATTGATACCTAGACCGCAGATAATGATAGACAGGCCGATATTGATATGGTAATCAGGCCGAGCCTAGATAGGCTTAATCTTAGGTATTACCTTGGTGTACACCACTGGATAACTCACTGTAGTTCTACACTGGGAATCCACTGTATTAATCACTGGGTCTCTTAGACCTATGACCAATGAGTATTACTGAGAGCAAGGATAGGAGAGCGTCTACCAAGTCCATTATCTAGTTCCAATGGTGTTCAGGATTAGTAGGAGTACCATCTAGGTTAGAACCTGTGGTTACTTTATATCCTCTATCCTTAGCTGTTTTCTTTATATGACAAGGGGAACAGAGCAGGTGTAAATTATTATCATTATTCGTACCACCTAACTCTAATGGGATAATGTGGTCTACTTCTCCTACACGGACAGCTATATTGCAATGCTGACAAGTGTACTTATCCCTAATCCTAATTCTCTTACGTTGCTGTACTCCAGCATTACCGCGTAAGCGGTGAGTCTTAACCGTAGTAACCAAGGGTTATCTCCTAGTAAATACTATGGTTAATACACTGGATTAATACTTATATTATTGCTCCCTATAATCCCTCAGGGAAAGCAAAGCGGTCGGCCTCTCACCAACCGGGGCGTTTATCGAGGTTGCTTCTCTAAAGGCTCTCCACCAACTTGTAAGCGGAAACTTAAAAGCCCGGAGGCCTTGTGTGGGCTAGCTCCGGGCCTGTTCTGAGGGCGGGCCGGGTTACCCGCGCTGTAGCGCAATGAGCCACTCAAGCGGGGCATATCGTTGGTACCCGAGAACGTCCTTGAGTTCGTGTATGGACATTTTCTCGGCAAGGCGGGTTATTGCAATCTTTCGAATGTCGTTAAAATCCGGCCCATTAAAGCCGAGCTTGTTCTTTAATCGAATGAATGCGGTTTGGAGGGTGTTCTTTGGGAGGCCATCGAAAATAGCAGAGGGATTATCTGCAATGCGTTGAGATAATACGGTTCTAGCTCTCGTGGTCAACGGGATAATACGCTCGGCAGACATACGGATAACGCCTGCATTTAGGTCTACTAAATCCGAGGTTAAATCAATAATTTCCTGTTGGACCAATGCCGTATCTAAAGCGAGGATTAGTACGTCTTGCAAACATCCATTAGCGAGGCCCTTTGATTCTGATAAAAGTTTCTCCTCCTCGAATGCAGTCATCGGCCTATACGGGAGTTCTTTTCGCTTGGCGCACAGAGCAACTACAACGTTCTCGGGGACGCGTACGCCCATGTAGCGGCGGCCATGCTCTATTACTGTCTGGAGGGTATCTAGGTCCTCTTGGGACAGGCTCTTAATGTGGTCCTCTCCAACCTCTTGTACGCGCAACGGGAGCGCAGCGGCCAAACGCTCCTTAAGCTCAGGGGCAACCGTGGCCGGGTACAACGCTGTGTAGTCGTCCACGACCTCCTCTAATGTGTACTCGTAGGCCGGGGTCTCTTTGAGTGCCCGCAACTCCGCGTCTTTTGCGACACGCCACGCCTCGGCCTCCTCCATCGTAGGAAAGGTCTTTTTGACGGGGCGGGATTTGTCCACTCGGACTACCGCTTGGTAGCTAACCCGTCCGTCCCTGGCGTACTTAGTAATAATGTTTGGCATGTCAGTAAGTTAAAGGAATTTGCAGACAGGCGGAGGGTACCTGTCTACTTAGTGCTATGTCAATGCTTGGTCCGGGTGTAACTCTAACAGAGGGTGCCCGTGCGCCACTATCGGTAACTTATGACGATAGGCGGCCAAAATTACGTGACGCAATAATTACCTTACTAAACTAGTGTGGTTTTGCTCATATCGGTAACGGCGTGTCACTTTTGCCTAAAAGCGGGGCGCAAATAGTAAGAAAATGCTTACTACGGTGGTTGCGAGTGCTAAAACGTTCTCGGGAAAACCCTTGTGAGATTGTCCTATTCCTGTCCAGGCGGACAACACAGAAAATCCTTTCTACAAGGTACTCGCGGAATAGGTGTACTCCTTAGGGTACCCGAAAGCTCGCAAACGCTTGCGGGGCGGGCGAGAGCGGCTAATCGGTACATTTCGTGTCCGTCGGTACTTAGACTGCAAGGGACTTGTACGACCAAACGAAAGATGTAGACTTCGTACTCGTTGGACCTGTTGCAAGTTGTAACGACCTGCAACGAGGCTTAAGCAGGAGAAGGTTCTAGAGGCAGCGCTCTAAAAATTTTCGTTGCACAAAGTATTGACAGCCAAGTGCACCTCGCTTAAAGTTCACACCAATGCAGCGAAACGGGCAGAACAGAGAAACACGGAGTTGAATGTGCGGTAGAAAACAAAGTGTTGACACGAGCGGTGTACCTCTGTAAAGTTCGGTTCAAGCAGTAAGCAACAACGAAGTACGGGCCTACAGCCGGGGGCGCTAAACCTGGTTCGCAATACAAACGCTACTGAGAAACCCAAGGGGAATGTGAGCCTGCGGGGCGCAAGGTAGCAACACTAGACAAGTAGGGCGTCCTCGGCCTGAAAAGACTAGTGTATTGGTAAGTATCGCAAGTAGGTAAGTGGTGCTAGGTCTAGAATCCTTCGCTCTCCCTCCCGAACGTACCAATCAAAACAACAGAACCCTTACCGCCTCCAACCGGAGGCCGTAGCCCTTGGTTACGCAAGGCGATTCTCCGTGAGTCGCTTTACTTAACCTATTCAGGAGTTCTACCTATATGCACGCACAAACCCGAGCAGAACGCCGCGCGCAGTATTTCTCCAAAGCCAAGCAATCCAGTGTAGCCGCAGCGGGCCGCGTAGCCCGTGAGGCGCAGACCCGCCAACTGGCCGAGAGAGAGGAGCGCAAACGCTCGTACGGTAACGCAATCCGCGACATTTCCCGCGACGCCTCGCGCCGGGGCCTCACAAGCAATACCCCGCTCAAGGTCAACGCAGGCGGGTACGTCATTTCCACCGCACCACAAACGCAACCGCAAACGCGAGAGCAACTCATTAGGGAGTACTACTAGATGCAAACGAAACACAACAAGCTCCCGCAGTCTCGCGGGACGGTCAAGGTAATTAACGGGCATCGAATCACGGTGTACCGGGGCGCACCGCCTCCGATTAAACACACTGGAAACACGGGCGCACTCGTAGGCGCAACTGTTGGAACCTCCCTTAAACATTGGTAACGCCTGCAACATGCCCCAAACGCTCGTAATCAAAACCCCGGACGCCTCCCGTACGCACTGGAACGCGGTACGCGTAGCTCTTAACAAGAACGGCTTTGAAGTACACATGCACCACGCAGCACTCACGGACAGCGGCCAAACGATCGTATCCAAGGTGCAGCGCATTAACGGTAACGCGGTAACGGGGGCCGAGATTGAGCGGTTCCTCCCGGGCAGCAACCAAGTAACTATCCTCCACTGACAGAGTCAGGAGTACCAATCATGAGCGAGCTTATGCGTAAGTTCTTGACCGCGTATATCGAGTGGGTAGACGCGGGCGCACCTCAAGGTAGGCCGTTTGCGCGTGGTGCGGGCCTGTGCTACGGCGTTGACGTGTTCTGCGAGGAGCAACCGGAACCGGACGTAGCGTACGACTTCGTTTGCCGCGAGCTTAAACGCATGTTCCGAGCGGACGGCCTAGACCGTGTGTATCCGTTCGGAGACGCGGCGTACGACGAGTGCGCCGTAAAAGACACGCAACACCTCCACCAACCCCGCATAGACTGGATTAAGTCCAAGCTCGCAGCAACCACCTTTAACCACTGAGACCAAACCATGAACACGAACGCACAAACGAACGTCCGCGCCTTTGACCTTGACCGCAAGCACACGGTAGGCCAATTCCTTAGCAACCACCCGGACGCCCTCCGCGCCAAGAAAGCACACGATAACGAGTGCAAGGACTTCTACGACATTGGCGCACATGGCCGCCTGCGCGGTGGCCCGCTTGTTCCCGCGATGTTCCCGCGCGCCCGTACCCGCTAAATCCCTCCCAACAATACTTAGGAGTACACATACAGATGAATACGAAAATCAAGGTTGGTTCGCGCGTTGTGTTCCGTGGCGAGAAGCAGGGCACAGGCTACACGCTGGAGGACCTTAAGCCGTTCCCCAATGACCTCTCAGAGGTTGGGAACACGGGCACTGTTGAGGCTAAGGTGGGTGGCATTCTCACGGTGCGTATGGATTCGGGGCGCGTTATTACGGAGTGGTACGCCCACCGCTATGAACTAGTGCGGGCCGCCCCGGAACCCACCGCAACCGTCTACCTCATTGCAGGCATGACGACCGAGTACGCCACGCAAGAATCCGCCGAGGAGTTCCTCGCGGAGTACGGGGATAACGGCAAGGAATACACGATTACTCAAGTGGTTGCGCGTCGCCGCGTCAACCGTACGACCGAACTTCAATCCATCTAACTCCGAGAATACGAACATGAGCACCAAATTTACGGCGGGTCAGAAAGTTAAGTGTGTGACGGCTAACCGCTCGTTGGTAGAGGGCCGCGTGTACACAGTGGAGAGCGTGCAGGGTAGTTCCGTGTTTCTCGTTGAGGCGCGCAACAGGGCCAATAGCGGAGGTTGGTTCCTTTCGAGCCGCTTTGAGGCGGTCCCGGAGGTCGCGCGTAAGTTCAAGGCGGGCGATAAGGTACGCAACGTAAAGGACTCCGTTTGGACGGACGGGCCGCAGGTTGGCAAAATTTACACCGTAAAGCGGGTGTACGGGATTGAGGACCGCTATCTTGTCCTGGAGGAGTTCGCGGTACGGCACCCGGACCATAACCGCTGGTCGGCGGACTACGAGCTTGTTACCGAGCCGGAACAAGAGTTCATCGTTACCCGCGTGTATCCCAACGGCGGCTACGGAGTTACGCATTATTTCGCCACAGAGCAAGAGGCCCGCGAGCACATCAGCACGAACGGATACCCGAGTGTGTCCTACAAGCTCTCCCGAGTATCGGACTCGCAACTCCTCAAGGTCCGCGAGGAAACTACCGTTACGCGCACCGTGGAGGCCGTGTAAATGTGGATTCTCATTCTGATGTTCCATGCGGGCGTATGGGCCAAGGGTAACGATGTGGGCACAACGAATATCCCGGGTTTCGCCACACAGCAAGCCTGCGTTATGGCCGGGGCGGAAGCGGCCAAGCTCGGTACCGGAACTATGCAAGGCGTTAAGTACGTCTGTGTGCATCAATGATCGTAGCTCTATGTAGCGCGTTCCTGTTCCTCGTAGTTCCTGTTTTGCTCTCTATCCAATTTACGAAAATCCTTAGGAGTACCTCCGAACATGAGTAAGACCATTGCCGAACAAATCGCAGCACTCGAAACCCGTATCAACGCAGATACGGAAAAGCTCGCCAACCTCAAGCGCTCGCAGGCCGCCCAGAACGCACTAGACAGTATCGCTCCGGGTTCGGTTATCCGGTTCGTGTTTGGCCGCAAGGAGACACGCGGGGAGTACTCGGGCGAGGTCCGCTCAATTATCGACACGGAGAAAGGAAAGGTTATCCGCGTGATTAAGGGCGAGGGCGCGGACGAGGAGATTGTCTCTATCAAGCCTTCGGACATTCTCGCGGTAGGTGAGGAAGTACAGGAGGCGGAGGCTAACGCACCGTGGGAATCGGGCACGCTCGGGCAGAGCGAGGAGCACGTAGAGGTAGCACCGCAGGGCGCAGCGGCGGACCCGCTGGCCGGTCTGGTTTAAGCGAACACAACCCAATTACCTAGGATCTACTCATGGCAAAGATTACCCGCGCAGCACTCGCCCTCATTAACGGCCTCGCACAATTCGGCGCACAAGTCCGGGCGTATCTCTTGGCGTTGCATATCAACGCACTTACCGCGCTCGTCAATAAGGCGGACGCGGAGGCGCAAGCCGCGCATAACGCTATCGCCCGCATGGAGAAACGCGCCACGGACGCAGCAATCAAGGCGGACGAAGTTGCCCGCAACGCGACAGCCGAGGCAGCAAAGCACGGCGTTAGCCTGGAGGTCTGAGCATGTTTAAGAAAGGTGATAAGGCCCGCCTCGTCAAGGGGTGGAAAACGGACGGCCCCGCATGGGCCAAGGGTGCGGAGGTCGTTGTTATCGCAAACGGTCTGCAACAAGGGGCCTTTGTTGACGTACGGGCCGCAGACGGTACCGAGGGCTATTGCTACACGAACGAGCTTGAGCTTATCGAGCAAGACTAAAGGAGGCTCGCGTGCTGACTCAGGACAGACTTAAGGAACTGTTGGAGTACTGCCCTGAGTCGGGCGTATTCCTTTGGCGTGTGCGGCGGAGTCCGCACAGGCCCGTGGGTAGTGCGGCGGGTTGCCTTAACTCGTTGGGCTACGTGCAGATAACGATTGACGGCACTAACCACTACGGACACCGCCTAGCGTGGTTATACGTGTACGGGAAATTCCCCGACGGCGAGCTAGACCACAGGGACGGCAACCCGGCGAACAATCGGTTGCTCAATCTGCGGCCCGCAACCCGCCCGCAAAACACGGCCAACGTTCGCCGCTCCTCCCGTAATACCTCCGGGTACAAGGGCGTGTCCTACGCCAAGGATAAACGCAAATGGTCGGCGCACATCTACGCCCGGTCAAGGCGCTATTTCCTCGGCTACTTTGCCACGCCGGAGCAAGCGCACGAGGCGTACGCGGTAGCGGCCAAGCAACTACACGGGGAGTTTGCAAATGATGGACGGGACGCGCGATGACTGGCTAACGTTCGCACAGTCCCTACCCGAGGGAACCCATAAGAAATATACCCACTCATGCGGCGGCGGGTCCTGCCGCATGGTCTCCCATAAACGAGACGGTTGGGGTTGGAGTTGTTTTAGGTGCGGTGAGAAAGGTTGGACGCCGAGACCCGCGGAGAGCCTCACAGAGAAGCTCGCACGGCTACGCAGAGCGCAGGAGGTAGAGAGTTACGCCCGCGCATCGGTAACGCCGCCAGAGGGCATAGCGGACCCGCGCGAGTGGCCGCTTGAGGCGCGAGTATGGCTGTACGTTGCGGGCCTCTCCAACGTGGAGATAGAGGCGTTGCGGTTCGTGTGGTCCCCGCGTTTGCAACGTGTGGTCCTGCCCGTGTTCAACGAATCAAACGAGCCTGTGTTCTGGCAGGCGCGCACCTTAGACAAGTCCAACCCCTGCAAGTATCTATCCCCGTCCGTAGATAAGCGGCGATTAATCGCTAAGTACGGGGACGGCCCCGCGTTAGTACTAACCGAGGATTTGCTCTCGGCCTACAGGGTATCCCGCGCAGGTTACGCCGCGTGGTCCTTGCTCGGGACGAAGTTAAACGATTGGACCGCCGCCGAGATTATCAAGACGGGTAAGCCCGTGCTCGTGGCACTGGACCCCGATAAGGCGGGGCAGGACAACGCGGCAAAGATTATTAGAACGCTCCGCGCATACGGGGCGAACGTACGTAACGTGGTGTTCCCACGCGACCCTAAATTAATGAGCCGGGAGGCTATCCAATGCCAGCTAGCGAGCAAGTAACCCCGAGTCTGGAATCGCAGATTTTGAATATTTCGCACGAGATACCGGAAAGCTACCGAGACCCCGCTATGCGTATGGCGTACCTGTTCGGACACCGCGACGCGCGCCACGCAGCGGCGGAGGTTGCAGCACGACATACCGAGCAATACGAGTACCGCGAGGCGGGCGCAATCAACGGAACGCCGCTCTATATGAGGTACCCGAAATGAGCATTTTCTTTACTAGCGACCTGCACCTATTCCACCGAGGCGCATTGCGGTTTGGCGAGCGTGCGCGCTTTGCGTCCGTGGAGGAAATGAACGAGCACGTTATCTCCGCGCACAACCGAGTAGTACGCCCGCATGACACGGTGTTTTACCTCGGGGACCTCTCGTTTGGAAAGGTTGAGGAGACGCTCGCGGCGGTGCTCCGTATGAACGGCGTTAAGCATTGGGTCCTCGGCAATCACGACGAGCAGTACACCAAGGCTAAAGCGGCCCCGCTACTGGATCAATTCGCGACCGTGGCGGGTTTGTTGGACGTTAAGTTAGGGACGCAGCGCGTAACCCTGTGCCATTACCCGATGCTCACATGGAACCGGGCGCACTACGGCTCGTGGATGCTCCACGGCCATAGCCACGGCAATTGCGTCTATCCGTACCCGGGTAATCGAATCATGGACGTAGGCGTAGATACCCGCCCCGACTTCTCGCCGTGGTCCCTGGAGGAGGTAGCCGAGATTATGAGCACGCGGAGCTACACGGCGGCGGACCACCACACGGAGAAACAATGAGCTTAGAAGTAACGTTGCTCCAACTGTTGCGGTACCGAGAGCGATACGAGCGTTTGGCTAAGGCGGTCCCCAAGGCCGCACTAGAGCCTAAATCTGTTTTCATCCTGGACGACTTCGGTAAGTTCTTTAAGGAGTTCCCGGACGTTGAGCGTATCGAGTTCGAGCCGTTCAATCTCTATTTCACAACCTTTGCGCACCCAACCCTAACGGAGGAGCAGCGCGCCCTTTACCGCGTAATGCTCGCGGAGGTCCTTAACAAGGATTGCGACGCAGCGTTGGAGGCCGGGATTATGGAGCGCCTCCTCGCGGCGGAGACCGCGCACCGCGTTACGGATTTAATCTCGCAGTACAACGAGGGCGCGGAGATTGATCTCTACGTGTCCCTGCGGGATGAAATGAGCCGGTACGAGGCGGCCACGGCAAAGAAAGGTAGGCTCCCTTGGGTAGACGCGGACATTGAGGACATTCTCGCGGACGACAAGGACGATAGGGGATTGCATTGGCCTATCCAGTGTCTGGACCTCACCATGCGAGGCCTCCGCCCGGGAGACTTCGTTATCTACGCAGGCCGCCCCGACAAAGGCAAGACCACGGGCGTAGCTCAAATCGTTACGCACATGGCCGCGCAGTTCAACGAGTATTACGGACCCGAGCACGGGCGGTGTGTGCTGTGGTTTAACAACGAGGGACCGGGCCGCCGTATCGTCCAGCGTATGTACCAAGCCGCGCTAAACGCGACGGTTGCCGAGCTTATCCGTAAGTCCTCGGGCGGTACCTTGAAAGAGGAGTACGCCCTCAAAATGGGCGGCCTGGACCGTATCCGCGTTATGGACGTGCACGATTTTTGGTCCTATGAGCTAGAGGACATTATGCGCCGCTGTCCTCCGGGCCTTGTTGTGTTCGATATGTTGGATAACGTCAAGTTCGGGGGCCAAACGCTTAACGGCGGACAGCGCACGGACCAAATCCTAGAGGCCGCCTATCAGTGGGGCCGCCTCATGGGCGTTAAGTACGACACGCCTGTTATTGCTACCTCGCAGATTAGCGCGGACGGGGACGGTTTGCCGTTTCCTACGCTCTCTATGCTCAAGGATTCTAAGACGGGTAAGCAGGGCGCAGCGGACGCGATTATCACGCTCGGGTCCAAGAACGAGTCTATGTATGACGGCGTGCGGTGGATTGGGCTAACTAAGAACAAGCTCGCAAGAGCAGGGCAACCCAAGAGTCCTAACGCAGAAGTTCTATTCGACGGCGAGCGGTCCCGCTTGCTAATGCCAACTGAAAACGCTTAGGAGTACAGCTAAACATGAGTCTCAAAGAAGTGGTGTTCCTTATTTCGATGTTCGCGCTCGCCGTATTCCTGCAAAGCCTCTCGGACCCGGTGCCTTGTTGCTGCAACCAACATACGAGCGACGCATGGACGAAACGTATCTAGTCCTGTTCCGCAATCTCTTTAACGCTTACGCCGATTTCTACGAGGCGTGTCTTGATTACCTGGAGGACGTACTGTGAGTATCCCGGACAAATACAAACCGAACCTAGCCGCACCCCTCACCAAGCCCGCACTTATCAAGTTCCCCGTCTATTGCTCTCCGAAAATTGACGGTATCCGATGCACCGTGTTTGACGGCGTGGCGTACTCGCGGAGCATGAAACCCATCCCAAACGAGTCCGTACAGGCGTGGGCCAGGGAATACATGTTCTACCTGCACCTCCTGGACGGGGAGCTTGTGGTGGGGAGTCCCACGGACCCTAACTGTATGCAAAACAGCACGAGCGGGGTTATGCGTATCAAGGGCGAGCCGGAATTCTCGTTCCATGTGTTCGATTACGTAGACCAAGGCCCGACCTACGAGCGACGCCTCCGGGACCTCATGGAGCATATCCCGGAGATTCCAGGCGGGCGGGCGCTCTTGGTCCCGCAAGTTATGGCGGGCGGCATTGCGGAAATGGACCACCACGAGGCCTCATTCCTTGCGCAGGGTTACGAAGGGATGATGATTCGAGACCCACGAGGAACGTACAAGTATGGCCGCTCCACCGAGCGCGAGGGCGGCCTCGTCAAGGTTAAGCGGTTCGTAGACGCGGAGGCCGTGGTAGTTGGGTTCGTGGAGGAAATGGAGAACACGAACGAGGCAAAGCGGGACGCCCTCGGGAACACGGAGCGCAGCACGGCTAAGGCGGGCCTCGTGGGTAAGGGGACGTTGGGCGCACTCGTGGTGCGGGACGAACAGGGCCGGGAGTTCAACATCGGTTCCGGGTTCAACGCAATGCAACGCCGCGCCCTGTGGAAAGTCCGCGAAACGCTCCCGGGCCAGTACGTTACGTATAAGTACTTTGCGCACGGGATTGTAGACGTTCCCCGTCATCCGGTATTTAAAGCGTTCCGCTCTACGGAGGATATGAGCACATGATCCCTCCGCAAATCCTAACTAGCACAGGCCGGTACTTTGACTTTACCGCGCCTGAGTGTGGGGCTATCGAGATTGAGGACATAGCCACGGCCCTTAGCCGTATTTGCCGATTTACCGGGCATACGACCGAGTTCTATAGCGTTGCACAGCATAGCGTGTACGTATCGTTTCTCGTCCCGGACCACCTCGCGTTAGCCGCTCTCCTGCATGACGCTTCCGAGGCGTACCTCGGGGACGTGTCTAGCCCGCTTAAGCGACTCCTCCCGGATTACAAGCGGATTGAGGAAAGGGTAGAGCGCGCTATCTGCGATAGGTTCGGCGTGGCGTACCCACTGGACCCCGCGATTAAGGAGGCAGATTTGCGCATGTTGGTTACGGAACGCCGGGACCTCATGCCAAAGCCGCGCCCCGAGGTTGACGGCGTAGACCGCGTAGCGTGGTCGGACTTCCGGGGTATCAAGACTGTTACTGAGCGTGTGCGAGGAGTTAATCCCGACATTGCGCGACTTATGTTCCTTGGCCGATACAAGGAACTCACTTACTGATTAGGAGTACTGCCAATGTCGTACGTTGTTTGGGACGTAGAGACCACAATTAAGCCGTATATGAAACGCAAGGCCTCGCCGTTCCACCCGGAGAACTTTGTAGTAGCCTCGGGGTGGAAACGAGCAGGGGACAAGGACGTAACCGGGGAGTACTTTGGACGGGGTAAGCGGCCTTTCGATTGGTTCACCAAGTTACTTAAGGGAACCACCCTCCTAGTAGGCTTTAATATCAAGTTCGATCTGTTGCACGCGCTACGCGAGCCGCAGAACTTGGAGGCCTGGCAGGAGTACGTAGCGCGCGGCGGTAACGTGTGGTGTAGTCAACTCGCGGAATACCTCCTGCGCGGTATGGAGCCTAGCTCGCATATGCTAGCGATGGACGAGGCCGTTACGTCCTACGGCGGTAACCTTAAGATTGACGAGGTTAAGGCCCTGTGGGAATCGGGAATCGATACCCCGGATATCGATAAAGACCTCCTCATGCGCTACCTGTGCGGGGACGAAAGCGGCCTCGGGGACATTGGCAATACTGAAAAGATTTTCACAGGGCAGCTAGCTAAGGCCCGCAAGACGGGGCAGGTTAAATCCATTCTCCTAAACATGGGCGCGCTCCTGTGTACTACGGAAATGGAACGTAACGGCATGTTCGTTAATAAGGAGCTTGGCTTGCGCCTTGCCTCCGAGTTGCAAGTACGCCTAGAGCAGATTACGACCGAGCTACGCGGTTACCTCCCCGATACGCTCCCGTTTGATTTCAATTGGTCCAACCGTTACCACCTCTCCCCGCTGATTTTCGGCGGTAGGGTCAAGTACGAGCAGCGCGTAACGACCACGGACGAGGACGGTAACCCCGTCTATTACCAGAAAGACGCGGAGGTTGTGTATCTCAAGCACGAGAAAACGACCAATGCGGACGGCAAGGTAGAGCATAAAACAATGCCGCTGGAGGACTGGCGGCGCATGGATCACCAACCCGAGCCGCTCCGGTATGGTTCGGGCAAGAACGCGGGAGAACTCAAGACCAAAAAGGTTAAGGTCCCGGACCTCTCGCGCGGGCCTAAGTCCGCAATGCGGGATTTCTTCTACGAGTTCCCGGGCCACACGGAACCTAAGCCCGAGTGGGCGAGTAGTACCGAGGGGTTGTACTCCGTGGCGGGTGAGGTTATCGAGGCGTTGGGTAACCGGAATATCCCGTTCCTTAAGACGCTCTCGGAAGTAGCCCGAATCACTAAGGACCTCGGGACGTACTACTACACGGTAGACGAAAAGACGGGTGAGGCTAAGGGAATGCTTACCCTGGTGGGTATCGATAGCATTATCCACCACTCAATTAACCACACGTCCACGGTTACGGCACGGTTCTCGTCAAATAACCCGAACCTGCAAAACGTTTCGGGCGGGGATAAATCACAGGTAAAGCTCGTATTTATCTCTCGGTTCGGGGCGGGCGGTCAGGTTGTGCAATCGGACTTTACCGCGCTGGAGGTCTACGTCCAAGCAATCCTCACGGGCTGTAAGCAACTTATCGAGGACTTGCGCGCCGGTCTGGATATGCACTGCGTACGGGTCTCGCAGAAAGAGGGCGTTACGTACGAGGAGGCCCTCCTGTGGTGTAAGGGGGACGACGCTAAGGACATTCCGCCGCGCGAGGGTTGGCCCAAGAAACGCAAGGGGGCTAAGGAGTTCTCGTTCCAACGGGCGTACGGCGCGGGGGCCGCAAAGATTGCGGAGTCCACGGGCATGGCCCTAGAGGACGTGGAGGCGTTGATTAAGGCGGAAAACGAACGGTACCCCGAGCTTGCAGCGTACAACGCAGCTAAGACTAAGCGTATCGAGCTTTCCCGCCGCCCTACGCAGAACATCCAACCGCACCCGGACGTACCGGGCCTCATGTGCCAACTCGGGAAAGGTTGGAGCGTTACGCCGGATAACAAGGTGTACTCGTACCGCGAGTCTCCCGCCCCTAAGTGGGCTATCCAACGTGGCTCCATGCCGCAGAGCTTTAGCCCTACCGAAATTGCTAACTACGAGGTCCAGGGTACGGGCGGGGAGTGGGCTAAGGCCGCTATGTGGCTCGCGGTGCGTGCGTTCTATGCGCGTAAGAACTTTGGCGGCCTCGCGTTACTGGTTAATCAAGTCCACGACGCGCTCTATAAGGACGCCCATAAGTCCGTGCTCTTTGAGTCTAGCGCGCTCCTGCACGCCTGCATGTTGGCCGCGTCCGATTTCATGGAGTGGTATTTCGGTTGGACCGTTCCCGTTCCCGTGCCGAGCGTTACCGTGCACGGAGATTCAATGATGCAAGAAAACAATTTCACTGGAGAGTTTGAGGCATGCGCCGATAAGTTCCGCACCGAGTTACGCACCCTGTATATGAACGGCTACACGCCGTCTTTTCTTTCGCAACAAACCATCAATTAATTAGGACTACAGCACATGACGCAAGCACTTAACCTCGCAGACCTGATCGCACAAGCAGCTAAGACCGGCCCGGATATGACCCAAACGAAGGGCGGCGGAGACTTTGCACCGCCCAACGCAGGCGTTACCCGTCTGCGCCTCGTTGGTTATTTCGAGACCGGCAAGCACAAAGAGCTCAACATGCAAAACAAGGAGGTCCTCCGCGATAAGGTAGACCTCGTGTTTGAGTTGAGCGGCCCGAACCACCCGCCGCGAGTTACCGAGGACGGTACGAAAATTCCGCACCGCATTACGGTTAAGGAAACCAAGAGCCTTAACGAGAAAGCTAATTTCTATAAGCTCTTTGCGGCTATGAACGCGGCGCACGGCGGCGGTGCTACGCATATGGTCCAAATGCTCGGCAAGGCGTTCCGCTCCGAGGTGTTCCACAAGCAAGGCGGTAAGGACGGTAAAACCACGTTCGCTAACCTCAAGGGACCTAACGGCTACATTATTCGCCCTGTGACGTACCAGGACGAGGAAACGGGCGAGACCAAGACGGTTAATGTGGACCCGCCTATCACGGAGCTTAAGGCGTTCATTTGGGACCTCGCGGACAAGGCCATGTGGGACTCTATTTATATCCCGGGCGAGTACGAGGCGCGCAAGAACGATAAGGGCGAGGTAACGACCCCGGCAAAGAGCAAGAACGTTCTCCAGGGGCGCATTAAGGCCGCTGCGAACTTCGCGGAGATTGCGGACCGTGTGGGCGCGACGGCGGAGGAGTTGGGCGTCCCGGACGCAGAGACCCCGGAACGTTCGGACCCGCCCGCAGGCTCGGCAGGAGAGGACCCGCTCGCGGCATTGGGTTAAACGTGCCTAGGGCCGCATATGTGCGCGGCCCGTTCCTAACGAGGTTGTGGGCGAAGGTGGACATACGCGAGCCGGACGAGTGCTGGCCGTGGACTGCCTCCTTTACAACCACAGGGTACGGGCAAATCAACCAAGACGGAAAGCCGCAGAGGACGCACCGCGCCGTCCTTATAGCGGAGAAAGGACCTCCGCCTCCTGACAGGCAGCACGCCTGCCACACCTGCGACAACAAAGCCTGCTGTAACCCTGCGCACCTGTATTGGGGTTCGCATAGCGACAACATGCGCGACACGCGGGACCGCCTGTACGTAGGTGGTAAGCAGAAACTCACGCAACTACAGGCGTTCGCAATCCGCGTAAGCACGAAGCGCGTTAGCGAGCTATGCGCCGAGTACGGCATTAGCCGCTGGCAAGTAACCAACATTAGAGCGGGGAGGCAATGGACGCGAGACTAGCCGCAGTAATTCAGCAAGCATCTAACGAGGCCCCGCAGTTCGGGGCCTCTCTTTTTCCTGCGACGGTCCCCGGGCGGGTTCTCCACATAGACGCCGATTATTTGGCGTATTACGCCTCGGGTAATGACGAATGTGAACCGGGCCGCGCCCGCCAAAACGCATTCGACCGTATTGAGCAAACCCGCCTCCGCTGTGGTGCTGAATCAGTGGTAGCGCACCTTTCCGCCTCGGGGTGTACCAAGGCGCACCGCTTCATTATCGCCACGGTTAAGGCGTACCAAGGCCAACGTAACGCCTCACGCAAACCTAAGAATTGGGCGTATCTCCGCGAGGTCCTAGAGACCTACGAGGGGCCTAAGTTCAAGACGAAAGTATGGGTAACGCGAGAGGCAGACGACGGTATAGCGTACTGCGCGCACCAAGGTAACGCCGTGATTTCAACTCGGGATAAGGATATGCGAATGCTCCCGGGTCTGCATATCAATTGGATGGACTACACCCTAACCGAGGTCCCGCCCGGGGCTTATGACGTTATCGGCGTAGACGGCCTCCAGTACGGCGCGAAATGGTATTGGCTTCAACTCCTCCAGGGCGATACGGCGGACAACATACCGGGCCTCCCGCGATTGTTCGGGCAGACGTGCGGGGATAAGCGGGCCGAGAAGTACCTAGCCGGGACTACCGGCATTGAGGACGCGTACGACCGCGTACAGGCCGCGTACGAGGACCACTACGGCGCACTGTGGGCGGACGCCCTCATTGAGCAAGCAGGCCTCCTGTGGTTACGCACGGACGCACAAGCGAGCCTCCGGAACATCGAGGAGGCATTCCCTATTGACTCGCGCATTTCCGCCGCCGTTGATCGGTTGGAGGAGCGCGTAACCACGAGGCTAAATGAGCTTAAGCAAATTACCGGCTAGTAAGTTGCCCGAGTACCGGGCCGCTAAGTTAGCCGAGCAGGGCGGCAAGGACCCTATCACGGGTTGGTTTATCCCGCCCGATAAAGCCGCCGCCGACCATTGCCACGTTACGGGAATGCACCGCGCAATCCTCGGAGCTTGGTGTAACTCCCGCCTCGGGAAAATCGAGAACGCGGCTAAGGCTATGGGTACGGGTCTCCCTATCCCGGAAGTCCTCCGCCGCTGCGCCGCTTATATCGAGTATTTCAACAATAACCCCTCGTTCCTACTGCACCACACGCATAAGTCCCCCGAGGAAAAGAAAGAGGCCGCGCGCATTAAGCGTAACGCCGCAGCACGCGCCAAACGAGCCGCACTTAAGGAAACCAAGTGAAAGAACCCAAGACCATTCGACTACTCACGAGCCACGGCGCGGAGATTCTCTGCGATGAAGGTTTCGAATACGCTGCAAAAAGTTGGTGCGTTAATCGTGCGGGGTACGCCGTAGCGCGCGTTGACGGCAAGGTGCAATACATGCACCACTTGGTCATACCGCATAAGGACGGCTACGTACGAGACCATATTAACGGGAACCGCCTGGACAACCGCGCGGCTAACCTGCGGTACGCGACACGCCAAGAGAACACGCACAACATGGCGGGTCACTCTAAGTCAGGGGTTAAGGGCGCTACGTACTGCAAGCGTAAGAACCGCTGGAAGGCTCAGATTCGGGTAGACGGCGTTAATAAGTCTCTCGGATACTTTGACACCCGCGAGGAGGCCGGGGCCGCGTACGCCGCCGCGTCCGAGATTTACCACGGCACGTTTGGCACTACCCGACATAAAGAGGGGCCGCGCATCCTTGTCTACGATATTGAGACTTTTCCAATGTCTGTAGCCGCGTGGGGCCTGTTCAATCAGAACATGAGTATCGAAATGATTGAGCGGGATTGGTCCCTTATGTCGTTCTGCGGCAAGTGGTATGGCGAGCCGGAACTGTTCTATATGGACAACCGGGACGCAGTGGACCCACGCGACGACTCCGCTATGCTGCCTCGCATCCATGCGCTGCTCGCAAAGGCGGACATGCTGGTAGCGCACAACGGAAAGAAATTCGATATTCGCAAGCTCAACGCGCGGTTCCTGCTTGCGGGCCTGCCGCCGCTGCCGCCTATCCCGACTATCGACACGTTGCTTATCGCCCGCCGCAACTTCGCTAACTCGTCCAGCAAGCTCGCGTACCTCACGGACAAACTCACGCAAACCAAGAAACTGAGTCACGCCAAGTTTCCGGGCTTCAGTCTGTGGGCCGCCTGCGCTACCGGGGACGAGGACGCATGGGAGGAGTGCCGCACGTACAACATTGCCGATGTGTTGTCCTTGGAGGAGTTGTACACCGTGCTCCGACCGTGGGCCGCAAACCATCCAAACCTTGGCAATTACGCCCCGGACGAGACCGAGGGCGCGCACAAATGCCCCAACTGCGGGAGCACGCACGTTATCCGTAAGGGCCTCCGACATACACAAGTAGGCCAGTACACCCGGTATCACTGCCAAGGGTGCGGGGCGTGGTCTCGTGGCCGCCTTATGACCAACACCAAGGCGCACCGCGCTAATCTCCTTGTCTCTTAATTAGGACTACAGCTAAACATGAAGGCCCTTTTAGACCACACCGCCGAGGAGGCGGTAGAGCTTGCTCATGCCTGCCTGAAATTAGCCCGTGGCGATAAGGGCGAAAAGAACGTAACGGACGAGGCCGCAGACGTAGCGGCCCTCCTCGCGGTACTGGCGGAGAACGAAATACTAGACGCGGAGCGCTACCTAAAGCGCTTCCGTTCCAAGCTCAAGAAATTTAGAGGCAAATATGGACGCAAGTAAGGACCCGAACCCAAAGGACTCTATCGGTAGCTCCAAAATCCCGATGCACCTTTGGCCCGAGACTGCCACGGTGTACGGCGCGTTGGGTCTCCTGGACGGCGCGGCAAAGTACGGGCGCAGCAACTACCGAGCGGCCCCCGTGCGCGCCTCTATCTACGTGGACGCGGCCCGCCGACACCTCGGTAAGTGGTTTGAGGGGCAGGAGTTGGACGAGGAGAAAGACGCGGACGGTAACGAGGTTGGCTCGGGCCTCCCGCACCTTGCGCACGCAATCGCGTGTCTCGCAATTCTGATTGACGCGAAAGAGGCGGGGTCACTGATTGATGACCGCAACGTAGCGGGCGGGTTCCACGAGCTTATTAGCCGCATGACCCCGCACGTTAAACGCCTACAGGAAAAGCACAAAGACAAGTCGCCCCGCCATTACACGATTAAGGACAGCAAGTGAAAACCAATTACGACAAGTTCTACAACGCCGTAGCCGCAGCGCTCGAAACAGGTAACACGGAGGAGGCAGGTAACCGCATGGCCTCCGCTTATGAGTATCTCGGGGAATCAGAGGGCGAGAAACTAGAGCGGGAACTTACAGCCGACTACTACGAATTTAGCTAATTAGGAGTACCTCAGGACATGAAAATCTCTGAATACCAAGCGCAGCGCGCCGCAACGCACACAGTAGAGGTACAGAGTATCCCGGAAGTCAGGCCGTACGCCCGGGCGCACGTAGAGCGCGTCCAAGCCAACGGCGGACCAACGCTTGTCCTGAGACAGTTGGTTAGAGAGGCCGCGAGCGAGCGCAAGGTAACGGCGGCGGACCTCCAGGCGGACGCGGTAGACGAGGCACTTTCCAAGTTCGGGCGGGTTCTCTCAACGGCTAGCAGCCTTAAGGGACTCCCCGCTAAAGTCAAGTTCAACGGCAAAGGAAGCAACCCCGTTAATTCCTTGGAGGTCCCGCAGCTAGTGGAGGCCGCGTGGTCCGGGCTAGATACCGCCTGGGGTTCGATGATTAATCCCGAGGCGGGATACCCTGTACAGAGCGCGGCGAAACGCATCGGAGCACACCTCCGGGACATGTGCGGCGGGGCGTCGTGGGGCGGGGCAAAGGCCCCCGCGCTGTTCTACGAGCAGGCGGCCCTAGTCCTTATCGACTACTTTGCACATGCTACCGGGTGGATTGTGGAGGAAACGGGTTCGCAGCGATTCGCCAGCGTACGTAAGGAGACCAATAAACTCCGCGTTACTCAGAAGTTCCTAGACGCTACGCTCAACGGCGCGGCACTTGCGGAATTCCTGGAACGCCGACCTATGCTCGTCCCGCCCGTGCCGTGGCGCGTCGGTATGGCAGACGGCGGATTCCTGCACGCTGCGGTACAGGCCGTCCGGGGCGTACGTAAGGGCATTGAGTCGCAGGACGTTGTAGACGCCCTAAACGCCCTACAGGGGACGGCGTGGCGCGTTAATTCCCGCGTGCTCGCTGCGGCCCGTGCGTTCTCCGCCAATGCCGAGACCGCCTCCGGGACTGCTACACAGTGGGGGTACATCGAGGAGCGGCACGACACGGACGAGAATAGACAGCGGAGTTGGACTATCCGCTCGGCCCTAACACTGGCAGCGTTTGGCGAGTTGGAGGACGCAGACGAATTTTTCTTTCCGTGGAACCTGGATTGGCGAGGCCGTATGTACCCCGCTACTACGATCATTAGCCCGCAGGGTTCGGACCTGTGCAAGGGCCTCCTGGAGTTCGCGGACGGTACGCCGTTGGGCCGGGACGGGGCGCGGTGGTTGGCTATCCACCTTTGCAACCTCCACGGTTCGGACAAGCTCAAGGTAGACGGCAAGAAAATTAACCGTACCGCAGACGAGCGCGCGGCGTGGACTATCGAGCACTCGGAGGAACTCCTCGCTATCGCCTCGGACCCGTGGAATAACCGCGCGTGGCAAAAGGCGGACAAGCCGTATCAATTCTTGGCCGCGTGCTACGAGTGGGCCGATTACCAAGCCGAGGGTCCGGGGTTCCGTAGCCGCCTCGCGGGTGCGCTGGACGGGTCCTGTTCGGGCGTGCAAATGCTCTCCGGTATGACTCGGGACGCCTCGGCGGGTGCTATGGTTAATCTCACTCCGACCGAACGCGGGGACGACTACTACGGGCGCATGGCCGAGGCACTCACGCGCCGTCTTTGCGGCCTCGTGGCCGGGGCGAGCGCGGACACTATGGCGCACCTCGCGTTTTGGTCCTCCCGCGCGATTGACCGAGACTTGCTTAAGTCCCCGAGTATGACCAAGGTTTATTCGGCGGGTACGTACACGTTTGGGGAGCAGGTCCAGGCCAAGACGGGCGCGAGTGATGCGGAGTGTATATGGTTGGCCGCCCGTATCAATGAGTGTTTCGGGGACGTTGCGCCTGGTATGCTCGCGGCTATGGCGTACTTGCAGGGCGTGGCGGACGTGCTTACGGAGGCTAACCTCCCGCTCGTGTGGAGTACGCCCGTGGGCCTCAAGGTAGAGCAGGCTAGGTATAACGAGGAGTCCG